CACCTGGCATATATACGCTCCCGTAAGATCTTTTAGGTCTGTTAACAGGGAAAAAGGAGGTTTAGGCAAGCAAATCTACTATTAATTGCTACTACACCAACGCTCCAACGTTGGGTTAGTAATAAAATACTTGACAATTTCCGGTAAGTAGTGTATGGTCATGTTTATCGAAACAAGGAATCCTTTGTAGGACCAAGGGATTCCTTTTCTTTTTATGGCTGAACTGAAACCGAAGCATTATAAAGCAATAGAATTATTCGAAGAGGGTATGCTTTCGATTAAGGAGATAGCGAAAGTATGCGAGATTCCTCTTGAATCCATGTACGCTATGTTCGAGGGCGATCCTCACAAGGTTGGTGAGATCGCCCATTTGTTTAAATCAGAGATAGATAAGGTAACCCAACGCTCCGCAGCAAAGATCCGCACGCTAACGAAAGACAACAAGAAGCTGACTCTCCTGATGTTGAATGACCGTCTTAAGGAACTACGAAGGCGGGAAGAGGAACATAAGGGTTTGACAGAGAGAGAATCCAGCGAGCTAGTAAAGATTCTCAATAGTTTAGGTAAAATGACCCCATCAGTCGAGGTGGGGTCTTTTTCTATATCAAAGGGATTATCGGAAAAGGAGATAGTGGATGAGTTCAAACGGCTCTCTGCCCTCGCAAGATTCGCACTTAACGGAGGATCAATTTCTCGCTTTAACCCAAGAGGAACGAGAGAATTACCTTCGCCTCCTTCAGGAGGAGATTCAGTACAGGAAGAGTAAGAAGATTCTGTACTACGAGCCTTACGATAAGCAGCTTCAGTTCCATACGTCCCCAGCGACCACTAGAGCTATCTTTGGGGGAAATCGCTCTGGTAAGACAACAAGTGGCGGTATGGAACTGCTCTTTCATGTGACGGGTCTGTACCCCAAGTGGTATCCAGAGAAGAGCCGTCTGGAGCTTCCTGTCAAAGGCAGGATTATTGCAAAAGACTTCCAGAAGGGAGTCGGTGAAGTCATCATTCCATTTCTAGAAGAGTGGCTGGACATGTCACTCGTAGCAAAGAAGTACCGCAATCCTATCGGTATTCCTGTCAAGTGGACCTTACGTAATGGTTCCACATTCGACATTCTTACTCACGAACAGAACACGGAACAGTTTGAAGGTTGGCGTGGTCATGTGGCGTGGTTCGATGAACCACCTCCGAGAGATAAATACATAGCGACCCTTCGGGGCCTAGTAGACTATAAAGGGAGGTCTTGGCTCACTCTCACGCCCTTGACCCAGCCATGGATCTATGACGAGATCTATACGAATAAAGATACGAAGAGAGTGTTCTGTGTTACTACAGACATCCGCAACAACCCCTACCTTACCGAAGATGCAATCAAAGAGTTTGAGAAGAGTCTTACGGAAGACGAGATAGAAGCTCGTGTGCATGGCAGGTTCCTGCATCTGTCTGGTCTTATCTACAAGGAGTTCGATCAGATGATCCATATCTGCGAACCTCCTCAAGTGAAGGAGACGTGGACCCGATACTTCTGTATCGATCCGCATCCCCGTACCCCTACTGCCTGCCTCTGGTTAGCCGTTGATCCTTATGATAACCATTGGGTTTACGACGAACTCTGGTTAAAAGATATGGACATCGAGCAGGTGGCTCATGCCATCCACGCTCAAGAGGGAAATCTCCCCCCTCAAGTCCGATTCATAGACCCCGCTATGGACAAGGACAACGAGCTAGCCGGAGGCTTTAATACTAGAAAAGAGCTGATGAAGTATGGAGTGTTTTGTCAGCGGGCTAACATTGATCCAAATCTCGGACTGAACCGTATTAAACAGGCACTGAAGCCTAAGTACATTCACAAGTATGGCACTGAAAGGCCTCAACTGCGTGTATCACGCAAGTGCGCACAGACGATCTACGAGTTTCAGCACTATGTCTGGGCTGATAGAAAGCATGCTGCGGGTATGACTGAGAAGAATGCTCCTAAGAAGGCGAACGATCACTTCATGGACTGTCTCAGATATATCTACAATTCTACGCCTAGGTTTATGGCTGCTGAGGAAGAAGATGATGAGCTGGTTTATGAAGGGGAATACACAAAATATCCAACCAGGCGGACCCGCTCAGCATCTAGTTACCATAGCTTGGTTGAAAAATAGGGAGGAAGGAATGAAGAAGGTAGCTGTGTTGGTTGCGTTGTTGTTTGTTCTGTGTCCGTTGGCTTATGCGGGGCATCATGGGTGTGATCCTGCTCCTAGCGTGACAAATACCACCATTGTTAATGAGATGCTGGACAGGGACAATCCTCTTGGGGTTGGAATGGATTTCGTCCTTTACAACTCTGAGATGTGGTGGCTTGATGAAGTAAACCTAGAAACTAGGTTTGATTTCGAGAATGACGAACAAGCGGTGTTCTGTGTCTTTAGAGTAGATACAGATAAGATCCGCAGAGAGCTGGTAGGCTGGTAATGGCTAAGAAATGGATACAGAAGGCAATAAAACGTCCGGGTGCATTACGCAAGCAAATGGGTGTGCGTCCTGGGCAGACCATCAGTGTCCATAGGCTTGAAGCAGCTTCTAAGAAGGGTGGCAAGCTAGGGGCTAGGGCCCGGCTTGCCATGACCCTTCGGAAGTTGAGGAAGAGAAAGAAGGGCTGATGCCTAAGAACACGGCTGTGCATCGTATGTATGAGCATCTCTTGTCAGCGGGTTATGATGTAAAGTCTGCAGTTAGGATTGCCCAAGCTAAAACGGGGCTGGCTTTAAAGACTGGACAACCTCCGAGAGAGAGAAGATATGGCAAAAGAAACAAGCGATAAGAAAGATCCTTTTGTAGAACATGTAGTAACGGAGTTTGAGCGTTACGAGGGCTATCATACGGACCGCTTTGAGGAGGGCAAGAAGGTCATTGACCAGTGGAAGAACAAGCCTCCGAAGAGAGAGCAGGACTGGCAGAATGCTGTAGCTGTCCCTCTTATGGTTGAAGGGGAGCAAACAATAACCCCACGCTTGTTTACAGCATTGTTCCCCACTGATGCTCCTGTTGAGGTTCAAGTAGAGGGTGACGCTCCAGAAGAGCAGGGTGTCCGCATTAAGGGGATCATCCAGCATCACTTCAGAGTGGCCGATGTCCAGGGAGAGTGTGTTCCTGCGTTGACTCAGAATACTCTCTTGGGTACCGGTTACCTGGAGGGCGGATCCTGGTATGTGCGCAAGGGTTATCAGACGGGTGTTGGTGACAACAGATACTGGGTTACCCTGGAGGCCAGGCCTGACTGCCGTTGGGTTAGTTTCTTTGAGATGTTCCCTCATCCGGCTAAGAGGCGTATGGATGACGGCTTACCTCTCCTTCGTAGGCGGTTTATCGATGGGGAGGCTCTTAAGAGAATGGCGAACAACTCCAGGTTTGATGCTCAAAGCTTAGCGGAAGCTTTAAAGACTTCTCCTCCGAAGGGTGGGGATACTGAGTATGATGAGAAGAAAGAGCGCTCTTACGAGGTTATAGATTATTGGGGACCTTGGGACGAGCAGATCTATTCAGAGGGCAAGACAACGACACGACAGGCCGTTCCTTGGTGGGGGATCGTAGTGAACCGTAAGGTGAAGATACGGTCTATGGCGAACCCCTATAATCACCAGATACCTCCTTTTGTTAAGATCAAGCTCTTTGAGGACCCTGACTCCTCTTGGTTTGGTGTTGGGATAGGTTCTATTGGTAAGGCAACGCAAGAACGGATCAACAAGATAGTAAACCAACGGCTGGACAACGTTGACTTGGTGTTGAACAAGCAAGGTTGTTACAACGGTAATGACTCTCTTATCAATGTTAAGAAGCTTCAAGTATCTAAGCCTGGGTTGTGGCATAAGACTTCGGATACAGTAACGTCTCTTCGTTGGATGGATATGCCTGACGTTACTGCTTCCTCGTACAAGGAAGAGGAGATAGCTAAGCAAGATTTCCGAGAGGCGACAGGTGCGATTGCAAACCTCATGCCTGAAGTGGGCTCAGAGCACCGTACAGCTATGGGCATACAACTCCTACAAGGAGCGGCGGGCATGAGGTTTCGCCCTGTATTGAGGAAGCTGGAGATAGACCTGATACAGCAACTAGCTATGTTCTTCTTCAGTAATCTCCGTCAGTTTATGACTGAGGCTCAATGGGTTCAGATTACTGGGAAGAATGGAGAGCTGCAACCTATCCAGATAACGCCTGAGCAGCTCCAGGCCAAGGTCTTCTTTATCCCAACGGGGGTGTCTGAGACCATGAACAAGGAGACGCAAGTGGGTCAACTGCTTAGGTTTAAGGAAATTACTATGCAGGACCCAACGGTGAACCGTCAGGAGATCAATAAGCGTATTGCAGAGCTGATGGGTTTCAGAGATATTGCTAAACTTCTGACTCCTATCAAGACTCCTATGGGTGGTTTGACTCCTGAGGAACAGCTTAGGATACAGCAGAGGCTGGGTGAGGGGGCTGATCCAGCTACAATCAAACGGGAGATGATGGGCGAGGTGCCTCAAGGCAACTTTGCTCAGAACGGGGGACAAAGATGACAGAAGAGCAAGCGAGGGAGATAAGGAACTCAGACCACTGGGCCTGGGTTAAGGATGAGCTGGATCTAAGGATTTCAGGATGTGTAAGCAGGCTCGTTCATGCGAAGTATAGCGAGCTTATAGATCTTCAGAGGAAGATCAAGTTGTACGAAGAGTTTAAAAAGCTGCCCGATGATGTGATTGATCGAGAAGCAGCACCCACGGTGCCGGACCAGCCGCAAATGGCCCGTTAACAAAAGGAGAGGCTAAATGCCAGACCCAAAACCTGACGATGACAAGTCGAAAAAAGGTCAAAACGCTCCTGGTAGCGATAAATCAGGTACGCAACCTCCTGCGAGTGGAGGAGACGAACAGAAAACAGTACCGTTAGCTGCGTTGCACGAGGAACGGGAAAAGATAAAGGCTCTTAGAGACGAACTTAGTGCTCTTAAGAACGCCATGGCTACAGGAAGCGGCGACATTTATGGTCAGCCACCTCAGCCTGCTTATCCGCCTCAACAACCACAGCAACAGTATGGTGACATTCGTCAACAGATGGATGAGCTTTGGGAGACGAATCCCAGGGCGGCTATGCAGACAGAGATCAACATGGCTCTGAACTGGTACGACAAAGTGAATACGCAGTTGGATATTCAGGAGGCTGACTTTGCTAGTAAGCATCAAGACTTCGATAAGTATCGTCCAGAAGTACGTCGATACTTACGGTCCTTGCCTATGAACCAAAGGAACAATCCTACGATTGTTCAAGCTGCATATTTCTATGTCAAAGGTCAGAAGGTTGACGACCTAATCAACTTATCGAAAGAAGAGTTGATAGCCAAGATCAGGTCAGGAGAGACGGTACAGGGGTTGGAAGGTACGACCTCTGCGCCACCGGCTCCTCCCAGTGGTACTAAGCAGCCAACACCCGATCAGGTGAAGGTGGCTCAGGCCATGGGTATGAAGATCGATGATTACATGGCTATGGTGAGATAAATGGGTATATTCCAAAAGGGATTAAACCCCGGTGCATATAGGGGCAAGCTGACTTGTCCTGTGTGTAACTCCGAGGCGGTTAGATTCGTTGAGAATCTTGCTGCGTTCAGGCAGCGTTACAGGTGTCGTAAGTGTGGACTACCGTTCCAGTACGATGTTAGTAATACTCCTGATCCTCGTGCGGTTATGACTCATCCGTATGCACCATTCAAGAAGAACAAGTGGCGTGACATTGTGGAACGCTACAATGGGAGGACAAAAAGGAGATAGGATAATGGAATGGCATTATGACTTAACACAAGCGGAACCGATCATTCGTGATCTTCCTGTTGGTGGAGCGGTGGATATTCTTAAGGGGGCTGGGGTTGCTCGTATTGGAGCGATCTCAACTGCTTTGAACCACTTCTGTTATCAACTGGCAGATGAAGATACGTTGGATGATTTCATCGGAGTAGCCAATGAGTTTTATGATTACTCCGCACATATCTCCAACACGGGTGCAAACGCAGCTACGGCAGCGGCAACCGGTGTGACAAACTACATCAAAGTGATTATTAACCCGATGGCAGTTTGGCTTACAGAGTATTCACAGCATGCAGATAATGATACTGTGAACACAGCTGCTGATTCGACCGGTAAGACTGTTACCGGGACTTTTACAAGTCCGGGTGACGACCAGGAGGGTAACTGGGTTTACATCACGAATGTTGGTTCGACAGTTGGTGGAGCAGGGAATCTGTTCCAGATTGGTGATATCAGTACGACTGTAGCGACTGCCTGTACGAATCATGACGATTATCTGAAGGGCAACAATACAGCGGATACTTATATCCTGATCTACAATCCGTATACAGCACGAGTGGTTGGAGGCTCGATTGATCTCAGTGCAGCTTCAGGTGAAGAGTGCACGAAGATTATGGGTAATGACTTGGTTGGGACTGATACTGGAGCAGCGATTACGCTTCAGAATTATGTGACCGATATGCATACACCCATGGAGCCTTTACGGGTTGAGAGGCATTCTGGAAGGAACTTCCATGCTGCGACTTGTAAGATATATGCTGATCTGTTTTTCACAGATCATCTGTGTCTTGGTGCTTCGACAGCAGATGCCCCGCTTATCACGTAATATGTAATGGAGGTATGAAATGGGTGTTGTTTCTAGTGAGAGCTTCGGCTACCTATTAGACCCTGGGTTGCGGAAGATCTTCATGGACGAATACAACCTGCCTGACGCAAAGATGGATCTGCTTTACGGCGTGGAGAGTTCCTCCAAGGCTGTAGAGTATGATTATGCTTTGGGTGGGATAGGTGACCTTGAGGAGTTCACAGGTACCATCGGGTACACGGACTTTGATGGTCAATACAGGGTCTCCTATACCCACAAGGAGTGGGTAAGGGGTATTAAGGTTGAGCGTAAACTTGTGGACGATGACCAGTATTCGGTCATTAACAAGCGTCCGCAAACGTTGGCTCTTTCCGCTAAGAGGACGAGGGAAAAACATGCAGCCTCTGTCTTCAACAGTGCGTTCAATACGAGCGTGTTCACTGGTGGAGACACTTATGCGTTGTGTGCCTCGGCTCATACGTGGAATGGGACATCAACGACTCAGTCGAACAGTGGCTCGTCAGCCCTTTCTAGCTCTGCTCTTGCTACGGCAAGGCTGGCTATCAGGGACTTTACTGATGACACTGATAACTTGTTGAATGCTCGTGGTGACTTGCTGCTTGTTCCGCCTGAGTTGGAACAGACGGCGTATGAAATCACGCAGTCGCAGTTGAAACCCGGTACTGCTGACAACGACAAGAACTTCATCAACTCCTTGAACTACAAGGTAGTTGTGTGGGATTACTTGTCGGACACCAACAACTGGTTCCTTATCGATAGCAAGTACGCTAAGTTGTTCTTGAAGTGGTTCAACAGAATCCCTCAAGAGTTCAACAAGGATAAGGATTTTGACACGTACTTGGCCAAGTGGTCTACCTACGGGAGATACTCTTATGGGTTCTCCTCGTGGACTTGGTGCTATGGCAGCAATGTGACCTAAAGTAAACATTGAATACGTATACCTTCTGTGTTATGTTTGACGCAGGAGGTATACGTACCAATGAGAGCGATAATAGGAGTAGTTAATGGAAAGCGGCGTGCTGTTGTTCTCGAAGATCGTTTATGTGCCATTTGTGGGGAATCTTTTTCCCCCAAGAAGCAACTCTCTACCTGTTGCAGTTATAAGTGTTACAGGAAAGCAGAAAGTAAACGTTATTCAGAGAAGAACAAAGAGCGGGCTCGTAGATGGTATCAGGAACATCCTGAGCAAGCTTGTCGTTCCAGGCAGGCTTACAAGGATAGGATACGTCATGGTGGTAAGAAATCTGATCTCATTAAAAAAAAAGGACTTGTTTGTTCCAAGTGTGGTGAAGTTGGCGACACAAGGAAGATCCAAGCTCATCACTTTAATGGATCTGGTAATCACCAAGATCAAGTTCTTCTTTGTTGGCACTGTCATGGAAAAGAGCATATGGCTGCGATTCATCCGTAATGAGTTAGGTACGGGAGGTCGCCATCGGGTTGACCTCCCATACCGAACAGTGTTCCCATGATGCATCCGATGAGCGTTGATCCGAAAGGGATGGGGCAAGGAGAGTAAAATGACTACGTTTGGAGATATGGTCTATGCTTTAGGAGGAGTGCCTACCATTAGTGACGGGTTGATTCCTACTACGACTGGTAGTTACTTCTTTGTTGATTCAAGCTTAGGTAATGTTGCTTATAGTGGGAAAAAGCCGAATGATGCTTTGCCCACTATTGATGCTGCGGTTGGTAAGTGTACTGCTGATAAGGGTGACGTGATTGTAGTTATGCCCGGTCATGCTGAGAATCTTAGTGCTGCTACTTCGCTTGTTGCGGATGTGGCTGGCATTACGATTGTCGGTTTAGGTAACGGTGCGAACCGTCCTACGCTTACCATTACTGCTACGACTGGTAAGGTTCATGTCAGTGCTGCTGAGATCACGATCAGGAACATCAGGATTCTTGCTGGTGTTGATGCGATTGTGGAAGCGATTGATGTGGATGCGGCTGACTGTACGATAAGGGACTGTGAGATCAACTATACCTCGACCTATGACATCTTAAAACATGTTGATGTGGCTGCTGGTATCAATGGTCTTCAGTTTATTAACAACACAGTTATAGCTCGTGACGCTGCTGGTTCTGCGCAAGGTATCAATGTGGCTAATGGTGATAACATTACGATTGCCGATAACTACTTTTCTGGCGATTGGAGTGATGCCATCATTGAGGATACAGATACCTCGACAACGGATGTCGCTAATAACTTAGTTATCTCAGGAAATATGCTGAGGAACTACGATACGACAGATACTGTTGCTGCCAATGTTATTTACTTGGCTAGGGCTTCTACTGGTATGATCAGGAACAACAGTCTAGCTTCGTTTAATGACAACTGTAGTCTTACGCTTGATCCTGGTTCTTGTATGTGTATTGAGAACTATGTGGTTACTGCGATAGACCAGACTGGTGCACTTGTGCCTGCAACGGCATCTACCTAAGGATACCGGGGAGGGGTTAACAGCCTCTCCCCAATTCTTGCTATGTTAGATAAGATATATATTTTGGCAAAAGGGCCAAGTTGGTATCGATGTCCAGAGACAGTTCCGCCTAATACTGAGATCTGGGGATGTAACAGTACATATAAAGACCGCAAGCTTGATAAGTTGTTTATCATGCATGATATCAGGCTGGACATGATCTATGAGGATGAGGATTTTGTGGAACATGTTAATGGGCTTGGCATCCCTGTTTACACAACTGGGCTATATAAAGTTCTTAAGAACAACAGATCCTTTCCAGTAGCGGAAGTGTACAACGAGTTTAGGATACCCTATCTACTCAATGTAATCTGTTACATGCTCGCTTATGCCATTACCCAGAAGCCCAAAGAGATAGAGCTATGTGGTGTGGACATGAGAGCTGGGGTAGAGTACATCGGGGAGAAGGGTTGCGTAGAGTTCTGGGTAGGTGTGGCTGTGGGCAGGGGTATTAAAGTTAACATACCTAACGAGTCTATGGTCTGTAAGGACATCATGCCAAGGGATGTTAGAGCAAGAGATGGTGATACCCAGTTGATGTTTTATGGATACATGCATCGTACAAAGGACAATGGTCTGGTGCAGCTTATTCCCAGAGGGGAACGTAAGTGTGCCAGCAAGTACAAGTTGGTTCCCGTAGGGGAAGAGGAGGAATAATGGCTGCTGCTGACATAGATGTCTTAGAGTTTGGATTAAAGGTAGGCGGTACCGGTACTGACGAAACCGAGGTTTTTGCTGACAAGAGATACATCAAGATGCTGTGCTTTTCTGGGAACGCAGATAACGCTACTTGTGAACTTGCAACGAAAGATCCAAGCGGTGCTTATGTTGATGTTCATGCGCTGAAGTCTAGTGATACGAATGAGCTCAACGCTGCTTCCGGTAACTATATATGGTTTGGGGAAAGAGGGTCTCCGTTCGTAGGTTTAAAAGTTACTCTAAGCCATGCTAATGACAGACTTTATATTCACTTCGCATAGCCATGAGAGTTCTAGCCAGAGAGCCCCTCATGGTGGATGTGGCTGTAGGTCAAGCAGCCACCGTCTACAGTAATGTTACGGCCTTTGACAGGGCTACAGGTGATTGCAGTATCTTCCTGTCGTCTACTGCTGGGGTCATTACCGTAACCCAACAGTGTTCCTTCAACCGGGAAGACTGGTACGATCCTATTGACTCCTCTGGGAACAAGCTAGGCGAGGTGATCACAGCCCAAACTGTGACTACTGGTCTATGGATATCTTTCACTCCTGTCTTGGCTCCTTATTCCCGTTTCAAAGTGGTTGAGGCCAACTCTGCGCCTACAACCGTAACCCTCAGACTCATGTATCAGGAGCAACCTAGGTAATGGGCTTCCAGCATAAGGCGAATGGCAAGGTAGAGGTCAGAAGGACGGAGCGTATCATTGATGTACCTAAGTTCAGGGAAGTAGAGGTCATCAAGCCTAAGATTGTTTATCGGGATGAGATCATCGATAGACCTGTCTATAAGGACTACGAGGTTCTGAGACCTGTGTTCAAGGACGTAGAAGTCACCAGGGCGGTCATCAAAGAGGTCGAAGTGGTCGTAGAGGTCCCCAAGTATGTCGAGAAGGTTATCGAGGTTCCTAAGTACGTGGAGAGGGCCGTAGAGGTCCCACAGTACATTACAAAAGAGGTCTTAGTAGACAAGGTAACCGTTATTCCTAAGATCAAAGAGGTCCCAGTAGAGAAGGAGATTATCAAGCCTGTCTTTGTTGAGAGGGAGATTGTTGTGGATAAGCCTAAGTTTAGGGATAGGCATATTGATATTATTAAGCCCCATTATAAATGCCAGGGGTGTGGGATGGAGATCTAATGCCGTTTTCAAGTAACCAACTTACACGTATTGCTGGTGGACCAGTAACTTACTATACTGAGTATACGACTACTAACGCATATGTTGAGAATGTATTCGGTGGTAACGTCAACTCTATCACTGTTACTAACGACTCGGCTACAGATCCAGTGCAAGTATCATGGGATGGGGCTACTTTAGAAGGTGAGATAAAGGCTGGTGAGAGCATGACGTTTAATGCGAAGACACAGACGAGTGTCTACATCAGTGCTACTACTGGTGGGGATAATGTGAGGATTTGGGGGTGGTAGTAACTTGTTTATTTATAAGGGTTTATGTGTCTTGACATGACACATCTTACAAATAGGGATATAGAACGCTGTAAGAGGCTTTTGAGTTTTGCAGGTTGTACATGTTTTCATGGCTTAAGTTTACCATATAATACAGTAATGTCAAGGGGTTGGTAATGAGAAACAAAAGTCATCTTGAGAAGCCAGTAGATCTTACCGAGACCATCGCCCTCACCGACCTCTCGGATGTTACCATCACCTCCGCCGTCCAGTATCAACACCTTGAACTAAATGGTTCTGGCGAGTGGGTCAACGTCACCAACATGAACCTCGGTACGGGGACTCTCACCGCCAACGCTTTCATCATCGGGGCGTATACCCTCAACGTGAGTGAATGGCTTTACCTTGACGGGCAGAATCAGCATGTTAAGACTACATCAAGCCCATACTTTGTAGGCCTGACTCTCTCAGGCGACCTCGCCGTAAACGGAGGCGACCTTACTTCCACTTCGGCTACCTTCAACCTGCTCTCCACCGTCACCACTTTGAACATGGGCAACACCGCCGTCACTACCGCCAACATTGCCACGGGAGCCGTAACTTCCAACTTCGGTGCGGCTGGCGCTGTTAATATCGCTCCGACTGCCGCTGGTGATATAACCTGTTTTGGGACTACCGATGTTGGCGATACAACAGATGGTAAAAGTTTTTATGTTTACAGGAAAGCCGCTGAGGGAGATGGTTATATAAGACAGTATATAGACCAATACGGACATTGTTACCTTCAGGGAGTTCCGTATCGTGCTGCATCTAATTTCATAATTGATTGCATAGGCGGTGGGGACTTAGAGTTACAGTATTTCGCTGGAGGCGATATTACACTCTTTGAGGCTTCAGCAAGTGGAGAGAATAGAAGCGTTAAACAGGCGGGCTACATTACTGCCGCTACTGATGAAGTAGAAGTCCATTGGACGGTCAAGGACACAGATGACTACTACTGGCTTGAGAGGGAGACAGCGGATATTCTCGGCTTCAAGATTGACATGCCCCTCGACTTGATAGACAACAACTTTACCACAACAGGTCAAGTCCAAGCCGAACACCTTTACTCGACAGATGACGCTGTGATAGACGGTGATTTAACCGTAAGCGGTGAGATGAAGGGTTCGAGAATAGTTTATAACTTTGGCTATACAGCAGGATTAAATGGGCCAAACACATTTGTTTTAGAGGTTGGCCCAAGAGTGAAAAGTGGTCTTGCGGCCTCTCAAGGTTATTTGATGCCAAGAGCAGGTAGTGTTGTCGGTATAGCCATTATATTAGATGTAAACGCTTCTGCTGGAGGCGATGTCGACTTTCTGGCAAGAACAGATAATGATACCACATTATTTACAGAAACTATATCGGCTCCTGGTGTTGCAGATGGGCATAAACAATATAACACGTTTACAAGAGGAACTTACACTTTTAGTGCTGGAGAAGTTCTTCAAGTGAGAATGGATGTTGATGCTGGGGTTACAACCGATGATGTAATAGTAAGTTTAGAGGTTCAGTTTGATACATAATGTGGATAGACATAGATAAAACAGACACGGTTAATATCGCCCGCTTCGCAGACATCATGCGTAAGATGGGAAACTGGCACACAAGCCCTGCCGTAACCCCCGCTGTGGTACGGAGGGTTCAAAAGTTTATGCGTAAGACGAACCCGACAGCACTCAGGTATTATAATGACGGAACTATCGAAATGTTCATGATGTGGAAGTGGGCCGATGCAATTAGTATGTGGAACCTCTACGCATGGGGTTCCAACTCCGCAAACCACAGGAAGGTTGCCAAGGTGTTTACTGATGAGCTGGAGCGGTTCCTAAAGAGCAAAGGGGCTGACAGGTGCTATGCCTCAGTTCCGACATTTACCGATACAGACGCTATCGCTTCATGGGATGAATTCGACAAGCTCATGGACGTGGAGAGGAAGCCGGAGGGAAAGTCCACCTACTGGCTCATGCGTCTTGATAAACTGAAACCAACGGCGGTGATAAGATAATGGTGGGCCCAGTCGTATTCAAATCGGTTCCGATAAGTAACGCTACGACCAACTGGAGCGTCTACGACTATGGGCGTATTGATGAGGGTTTTACCTCTGGATATGGGGATACCTTTGAGATTGTAGCCGATGACGGGGACGAGAATGAAACCCAGTCATATAACCATACCCCACCGCCCGCTGACCTTAACAACATAGACCAGATCGTATGGCATGTTAGGTCTGGGACTGATATTTGTTGTTGTTATGGCAATATATACGTAGATGGTGTGTGGCAAGCTCAAAAGTGGTTTATTGGTGGAAATACTGATCATGTACAAACACTTACTGGGCCTTTTACCGATTTCTCAACATTCCAATGTAGGTTTGTTTCTGGGACTTTAGGAAAGGGTGACGAGAACCGCATAGACTATTCAACGATCATCCTATATGGCTATGGCACAACTAACCTACAGGGTGGCAACCTACAAGGAGGCACGTTAGCAGGATGAAGAAGATACTCTGCTTGACTCCGCTCTCTTGGGCCACCGTACCCGTCCACTACCACATAGCCATGCTTGAGATGAAAGACTATGGGATAGAGAAGGGGACATTCAACCTACGCTTCGCCTACTCTGACAACGCCTTCCTCGACTACGCAAGAGACGAATTGGCTCAAGCGGCCCTTAAGACCGACATCGACTACTTCCTCTGGATTGACGCAGACCAAGTGTATCCGAGGAACACGCCTGAGATTCTCATGGCTCACGTGGACTCGGGCAAGCTCGTAGTAGGAGGCATCACCCCTCGCAGTGACAACGGTCTTCCCATGATACGCAAACGCCTTGAGGACGGAACCTACTGCTACACCGACAAGGTTCCCAAGGGGCTATTCAAAGTGGACGCAATGGGCATGGGTGGGGTCATGACCCACCGCTCAGTATTTGAGAAGCTCAAGTACCCCTACTTCATGATGCGTCCTTTGAACGGGGGCTATCTCGCAGAGAGCCTGAGCTTCTTTGAGAGGTGTAACGAGGCAGGTATCGAGACTTGGTGCGACACCACGCTTCAATATGTCCACATGGAAATGAAACCAGTAAGGCTCAGAGGAGAATAAGATGACCATAATAGAGGCACTGAACACGGTACGAAACATTTGTGATGCGGTGAGGCTTAACAAGCAGGAGCGGACTCAAGTTGACTTGGCACTCCAGACGATTGCCAATGCGTTGAAGCCCCCACCGAAGGAAGAGAAGAAAGATGGCTGAGATGAACGGAACATGGAAACTCGCCTTCTGGGTCATGACGCTCATGTGTTGCACATGGCTCATGGGGCTTACTTGGGGAGTCGTGGAGAACGACCGCCTTCGTGTGGAAGGCGACATGAACAACGCCAACGCCCGCATCAAAGCCTTAGAGCGTATTGTGGACAAGTTCGACGTGATTAAAGATGCGGTCTACAGTATTGACAGTAGGCTTGCACGGATAGAAGCAAAAATACAATAGGAGGCAGTTAATGCGGGGAAATAAGAGAGATGATTATGTAATGTCTCTTAGTGAACTTAAGGGGTTGGATGCCGAGCGAAAAGAGGCACAAGCTACCCTTAAGGCATTGGAGCAAGATAAGTATGGGGACGGTACGCCAGGCGGAACGATTGATAGGGACAGGATACGGAAGGAGGTTAAGAGGTATGACGATATTATAGGCCGTCATACTCCTTCAAACATACGTGGGGTCAAGAAGGATAAGCTAGCCAAACGTGCTAGTGAGCTTAGAGAGCAGATAAAAGAAGGCATGCCGACTCGCAGTGAGATGAATGACCTTCGTAGATATCCTGGGGCTCCTATTAAGAATCTTGAGTGGGAGAAGAGAAACGCACAGAGGCTCCAGGAGTATAAGCAAACTATGAGGCGTTTGGAACCCAACGATCCATCGTCTGCGAGCGTAGAAAGGTTCAGGAGATAATGCACGACCCGTTTAAGAGAGCGCATACTACCGCTAGTAGAGGTTTTATAGATTCAAAGTCTGTGAGGTATGGGTGGAACGCTGAGCATACAAGTCTTAAAGACTCTCATTATGTTCGCTGTAGACGGTGTGGTTTTATGTGCAATACGGGCAGGGAAATAAGACCTGGTGAACGTTCTGGAGATGGTATCTCGATAACTGAGGATGCTTTTAGCACTTATAGCTTCTCCGGGTACTGGGGAGTAGACGCTTGGGGGAACGAGCTTTGGGGAGGAGAGAATATCCTGCGTGATGAACCAGTAGTAGGTAGTGGTTGTCCGCTATGTGGAGCCTATACATATGTTTAGATCAGTGCATCCTATAACTCCTGGCCTGACAAGCAAGAGGGTTTCTTCTGATGCGGTATTGTCTGGAGAGAACAGTGATCTTTTAAAGAAGGATCTCAGAGATAACCGTTTTGTTAGATGTAGTAAGTGTCACTTTATATGCCATCTGGACAGAGATATGAGGGCTCCTGATGGAAGCAAGGCAGAGGATGGGATCGATATAACTTCCAATACTTACTCGACTGTTGATCCTAGCGGCGGGACTAGAGATCAAGCGGACCCAACGGTAACCAACGGCTGTCCTATGTGTGGGAGTTACATGTATGGGGACTAATACTACTAACCTATCTTTATATAAGCCAACGCCTGGTACTGAGAAGAGTTGGGGCGAAGATATTAATACCAACTTTGACATCATTGATACCGAGGTAACAGCATTAAAGGCGCCTACATACGTAGTCCAGACTGCTAGCGCAACTCTAGCCAACGAACAAGCGTTGGGTTCTCTCTCGTCGGGTATCGTTAAAGTTACTACAACTACAGGCGTACTTAGTTCTGTAACAGCTCCTTCTGGTGCCGTTGTTGGTACTACTGACACGCAGACCCTTTCAGCGAAGACACTAACTAGCCCTGTCATCAATACAGGCGTGTCTGGAACCGCCTTCCTTGATGAAGATAATATGGCTTCTAATTCTGCTACGAAGCTTGCTTCTCAGCAGTCTATTAAGGCTTATGTTGATGACAAGACAGCGTATGCTTCCATAGCTTTAACTGATACAGCTACGATTGCTACGGATGCATCTCTCGGAGATTACTTTAGAGTTACCTTGGGTGGGAATCGCACTTTGGGGGAACCATCCAATCCCTCTGATGGTCAGCGAGTATTATGGGAGTTTATCCAAGATGGGAGTGGAAGTAGAACGATTACTTTGAATGCTATCTTTGCTCTTGGTACAGATATTTCTTCTGTGACTTTAACTACAACCCCTTCGAAGAGAGATTTTATGTATGCTGTATATAACTCGACAGCGGACAAGTGGTATGTCGTTGGGTTTGTGAAAGGGTACTGATGGATTCTCCTTTGATTAGTATAGAGTCAACACCGCCGGCTTCTGGCGTTATAGAATATGCTCCTTTGATGTTTAACTATAATGACCAGTGGCAAACGACTAGGAATGCTCGTACAGAGTCTGTAATGCCTGTAGGGGGAACAATAAAGTGGTGGAAAGCAAAACTTAGTTCTGCTCCTGGCTCTGGTGATTCTAGGACTTTTACTATAGTTAAGAATGGGGTTGAAACGAGTGCAACATTGACTTTATCTGGCTCTACAAGGGAAGCAAGGTGGACAGGTGAGATTTCGTTTTCATCTAATGACAAGCTTTGTGTAAAAGGGACAGCTTCTGGTACGCCATCGGCGACGAATATAAGGTGGTATATGTTGTTCGTTCATTCTTCATATTCTGTGCTTATAGGAAACACGAAAGATGTCGTTCTTCCATTGGACAGGTATTTTGGTGTTCAAGGTACGTGTCAGGTTGAAACAGCGTCGTCTACAATGTGCGTGATTCCAACAAATATAACGTTGCAAAACTTACAGGTATATCTAGATACAGCTCCAGGTTCTAGCAAGTCTAGGACATTTACTTTGTGCAATAATGGAGTGGCTACAAGTTACCAGGTTACTATTTCTGATACTAATACTGAAGCGGAATATAATGCCACTACATTAAGCGTTTCTGCTGGAGATTATTTAGAGTTTAAAGCTACGGCCACTGGTGTTGCTGCCAACTGTTATGTTAGTTGGGGTATGTCTTATGAGCCTAGCGTTGATGGAGAATCGGTATTGACGGCACCTGCTGAAGATGCCGTAAGCACTGTAGGAAAGAGATGTTTATTTGGTTGGGATACGTTTTCAAACTTTACTCCTAGTTATAGTTCTGTTCCATCGTGTGTGTTTAAGAAAATTTATGTATATACAGACACAGCTCCTGGGGCTGGAAAGAATTTCCTTTGCAGGTTAGAGCAATATACTACAAACACAATCGTTGAATGTGATCTAGCGGATGTGAATACGTCTGCGAATGAAACGACCAAGGAGTTTGTTCCTATTTCTGAAGATTCATCGACATTGCATTTTGAAGTTGTTCCTTACAATACACCATCTCTGGGGCGAATGACTTTAGGTATTGTTTGCTACATGAACCCAACAAATAATGGCTTAATATTTCTTAAAAACTAGGTGAAAAATGAACAGACAAAATATAAGAGACCTGGCTAGGAAGAACCTAGGCGAGACTACCGCATCTTTCTGGACGAATGCTGAACTGAATACTTGGATCAATGATGCCGGTACTGATATCGCCTTTGAGACCAAGAGCATCCGTACCAACGGGTATATAACTACTGTGGAAGATCAAGAAGAATATTCTATATCTACAGATCTTGATTCTGCTCTTATAGCGGTAGCAGAGGTGTACTTCTATCAGAATGCTACAACGTGGAGAAGGCTTGAAGAAACTAATCGTGAGAGATTGAAGGTAGAGCATCCTGGTTGGATGTCTGCTGGATCTGGTGTTCCTACCCAGTATTACTGGTCTAGAGAGGAAGACTTGATAGGTGTATATGTTCCTCCTGATAGCACGAATGCTGGCACTGATTATATGAGGGTGTATTATTCTAAGGCTTTCACGGATCTGGCGTCAGATGCGGCTGTCCCCACATTACCAGAGTATCTCCATATGGCTATGGTGCATCATGTGACAGCGACCGGCTACCAGCAGAGAGGTTATGGAGACAAAGCAAACGACGCTTGGAGCAAGTATCATTCGAGGATAGCTGCTTACTACAAAGAACTTAAGCGTGAACGTGAGGATGAAGAGATTATAATGAAGCCAGAAAGGAATCTCTGGTAAATGGCAATCACAAGTCAGATCAAACAGTGGGTACTCAAAACGCTTCCGGGAATGAACAACAAGCTGGAAGATCTTGAACTTCAGAGCAAGTGGGTTGTTAAAGCCCAGAACTGCAGGTTTGAGGATGAGCCAGGTACGGTTGTTAAGCGGGGTCCTTTGACCAAGTATAACACTACCGAGCTGACCACTAATGACTATGGTACAAGAGGTCTTTTCAGGTATTATCTTTCGAGCGGAGTTGCCGGTCAATCTGTTATCGTCCATGACAACGGTACTACAGATCAGAGGGTTTATAAGGGCGCTGATGCCGGAGGAGCTCCAACGCTTATAAGAACGTTGGGTTCGTCATCTGTAGGTAAACAGATGAGCTTTGAGGTATATAAAGATATTCTTATTGGGTCTAACGGATATGCGAATCCCTGGTGTTATGACGGCGCTGATGATGTGACATGGGAGCTTGGGTCATGTAAGGCTGTTCTTTCGGCTAATACAGGCACTGTATTAGAGGACTGTGAAGATGCGTGGAATGAACAGGTCATTGGTAATGTAACTGCTTCGGCGGATAGTTCTGACAAACAGGTCGGATCTGCTTCTGCTAAGTTTGTCGTTGGTGCTGCGTTTGGTACTGGAGTTATTGGATCTGAGGTTATCAGCGAAGACTTCTCTGACATGAAGTACCTTCATGCTTGGGTCAAGTCATCTGTAGAGTTAGATGCTGGTGACTGGCAGATTGTTGTGGATGATACTGCTAACTGTGCTTCTCCTACACATACTATTGATATACCAGCCTTGGCTGCTGCAACATGGACCAGGATAGCTTTAGACATATCTGCTTGGACAGAGGCGTCTGCGATCTCGATAGGTCTTAACCAGGCTGTAGACAAGGGTGCTATGAGCTTCTGGATCGATGATGTCAGAACTTCCCAGCTTGATAGTGCTGCATACTATTATGCCGTTGGGTTCTGTACTGAAGCCGCCGGAGCAGGAACCGAGTATCTCAATGGTGCTGTCAGCAATACAGTTACGACAACTGCCTCATATACACAGGTGTCTCTCAGCCATATACCGTTGGGTGATACGACTATTCTCTCACGCAAGGTCTATAGAACTGAAGGCGGCGGGTCTACTCTTAAGCTTTTAGCTACTATTAACGACAACTCTACAACCACGTATACGGATGATATCTCTGATGCTTCTTTAGGTGCCACCATGGGAGCCGTTACGGATGATATGCCTGTAGGTAATCTCCTTAAGCTTCATCGTGACAGACTCTTTATATCAGGAGATCCGAGTCACCCTAACCGCATATACTACTCTGCTCCTTTGTTGCCTTGGTTCATTCTCCAGACAAACAATACAGACTATATGGATATAGCTCCTGATGATGGTGATGTCATCATGGGCATTCCTATCCAACTAGGGGCTATGGTTTGTATCAAGAAGAAGTCTATCAGGAAGCTCCACATAGCTTCTCCGGTGTCTGGTTACGATCCTGCCAACTGGTATGCGGACGATCCTATAGTCTTTGATGGCACTCCTGCCAGGTGGTCTATCGACCAGACGCCTTATGGGGTGATCTATCTAGGATGGGATCATTGGAAGGTGTTTGACGGTGCTACTTCCAAGGATATCATAGATGAGTTCGATACAAGCGATATACTTCCTGCTGAGTATGACAACGTTGTAGTAAAGTACCTTACGTCAGGTATCCTTCTAGCGGCGTACGCTGATGCTACTATAGCTTCTCAGAAGAACAACAGGCTTATGAGATACAATTTCAAGCGACAGGCGTTGTCTTACGATACCGTTAATGTAAACTGTATCTCTGAACATACAGGTGATTCTGAAGCAGGAGAGGTGCTGCTTGGTGCGAGTGACAAGGGATATGTTTATAAGACGGAGATTAACGATTATTGGTATGCGTTGGAAAACAAGAGTGACGTGGAGGGAGGCTCTTATACTGCGGATAAATCAGGGATACCTGATGGGATTTTTGTTGGCGGGACTGAGACTGCTCCATATATTGAGATGGGAGGGCTGTCATCTGCTTCTGACATACCAGACAATGTATGCATCTTGTGGGATGATCCAGATACTTCTCCTGATACTGGTACGTGGACAGAGCTTACAACAAAGGACAATACTTTTATCAAGATTAAGGATGCTGCTTCCGGTACAACCGCTGCGACTACTCATTCTAATGGGACGGCTACCGTTATAAACTGGGTTGCCTTCAGGGTGTTTTATGCGGCTACGAGTGGCATTTCAGAACTTCCTACAGGTGCGATAGTCTTTTGGGATCAGGTGACTACACCGACGGGGTTTGTGGACGTTGGGTATAACGGGTATTACCTGAAGGTAAATTCAGATCTTACTTCACCAACTGGTCAGGATATTGTTAATGTGGATGATGATGAGCCTGGAGGCGCCTACATGGATCAGAAGGTGTCTTTCAGGCTTATCAAGAAGGTTGGAGAGCAGGATACTTGGGATGCGGAGAGTCAGTATATCTATTGTCTTGTCTACGACTCAGGCGACTCTTGGTCTGATTCTAATGGGTTTGCTGATGTGAGCTCTGCATATGAGGATCATTACCTGGCGGCCGGAGACGATGAGCCAACGGTGACTGATGGAGGTGACACTGCCGGTACTGTTGATCTGGTTAATATGGAGATTACTACCCATAGTTATAGCGGTGCTGGTGACGGTATCAAGTCTCATGATGGTGATGCTGATACCTCAATGCAATCCGCAGGAGCTGGTGCCAGGACGGTTATTTCTACACACATGTTTAATCATGTCTATGATGTGGATTCTGTCCTTATTAAGGCTTCTGTTTCCGCCTCTGGTACTGGTACTAGCAGCCAGATAAAGACCCAATATACAACTGTTGAGAATCCTGGGTCAGGTGATTGGACAAGTTTTGCTGGTGGCGACAAGAGTGGAGGCGGTTTGGCTGCTCTCGATACGACTTTGACAGCTCTTGGTATAACAGGTGTGTGGGGTGTAAGGGCTTGGACCTATGCCACATCAACCGATGACAACACCTCTTGTGCTATCTATGAAATACAAGCGTGGGGTAACAATGGAGATTCTTGTACGTTCAAGCTAGCGAAGGCTGTCCTTGGGAAGATGGTTGACTACAATGACGGTATAACTAATACGTATACATCCGGCACTTGGACTTCTCCTTCTATGGAGATCAATACAAGTGCTCTTAAGAAGCTGTACTGGAACGAATCTATAACGGATACGGTTAATGATGATGTAAAGCTATACGTTCGTCTTGGAGCAACGAAGGCGACTTGCGAGGCTGCTAGCTGGAGCGCTGCTTTCACAGATCCTAATGGTTCTGACATTTCTGGAGAGACGGCTAACGTGTGGCTCCAGTATAAGATTGTTCTATCAGGGGATGACTCTACAGGAAGTAATCCTCGTGTATATTTTGTCAATGGTTACCTTGTTAGATTCAGCTATGAAAAGGGCGTTACGTACATTAGCGAAGAGTCATCTGGAGTTGAGTGGATATATGAGGTAGGTTTCAGAGATTTTGATGAGCCTATGGTTGATAAAATTATGAAGAAGTTGATTGCTGTATATCAGGCTGATGTTGATGCTACAGGTTCTCTTAAGATCTACTGGAGGACGGATGTGGATGGCTATGATGAGTTTGATGACAACAAGGTCTTTACTATAGATCTAGGTGCGTATCCTAAGCGTTGGGAAGCGTTCTTCCCTTCTACCGCTACGGGTAGACAGTTGGATCTCAAGTTCTACAAGTATGATCTGGAAGAATTTAAACTGAAAGGGGCCAAGGGACTCTACACTCCTGAACCTATACTAATTTAATGCCTATAGATCATCCTGGTGACATAACAGACTTTAAAGAAGACAGCATTCCAAGGTTAAGGAATACTATTGATAATATTACGCAGCAGGCTGTTGGAGTCATCTATGTAGCGTCTGCTCCTACTGCTTCTCAAGTACCGTTGGGTAAAGTCGTTGTTTATGACGATGGAACCACACGTAGAATATATGTAAGGACTGGTAAAGACGGTGTAGGTTACGCCGCATTGACAATGCTTTAAGGAGGCTTTTATGGACCCGATTTCGTTAGCTATGTTAGGGATGAGTATCTATGGGGCTACTCAAGGGGGTAAAGGGAAAGGTGGAAGCAGCGGGATTACTCCGTACCAGTTTGTACAGTACCCTGAGTATGGCTTTACTCAGCCCAGACTGCAACAGACTTCTGACTTCTTGTCTCAGAACATTCAGAGGATGAGTGAGGGAAAGTATCCCGCTTACTATGAAGAGGCTTTACCTACTCTTAGGAAAGGTATGGCTGATCCTCTTAGAGAGACATACTTCGGTGGCCAAGGGATGCGAGGTCCTAGTGTGATGAGCCAGGTAAGATCTACCGGTGCAGCGTTGGGTACGGGTCCTAAAGCGACGTTGGCTAGAGAGAATAAAGCCTTGTATGACTATGGTACCAAGAGCCAAGAGATTGATCAGTATCTGACCAAGCTGGGTGTGGATATCATGCAGAGGGATGCATACACATTTCCTGCGTTATCTATGCAGCTGCCTCGTGGTCCTGAAGGACAAGTGGTTGGTGGCCAGCCGTATAATGTCCCAGACTATAGGGGTAATGCTATGAATTCTATCATGCAATCATTGGGTGGAATGGAGCCGGGTAGTTTAGGCAACCTTGATTGGCTTGGGAATTTGTTTCAGCAACAGACAATGGCTGCACCATGGGAGAACTTCACTGGTGGCAGACCAGATTACTTTGATCCAGCTTTCCACGCTCCTGAGTTTGGTCCAGGTTCTTATGGTTTTAATCCTACCGGTGGGGATTGGTATGGAGATCGTATGAATCTTCTTACAAGCGCGCAAATAACAGGTAGAGATTATCCTGGGATAAGAGATTGGAGATAAGGAGAATGTTATGGCTAATGGAAAAGTAACAACTTATGAAGGTACCGGGCTAGAGATCCCAGGACCATCCGCATCAGAGCGAGGCTTCCAAGCGTTGGCTTCGGTGCTAGGTGGGATGTCTCAACGTCAGAAAGAGAGCCGGGCTCAAATGACAGCGGTGTTGCCTGCGCTTGTGGCAGCGAAGATGGTCAAGCCTTGGGAGTCATCCAAGGACGGAGAGAAGATGAGATTTGGTGGCAGAGACTGGGCTGTTACCGCTCCATCCGCTGACCTACAACAGATGCTTACGCAAGCTCATCTTGCTCAAGCTATGCAGAGCTTGACTGGTGTGCCTACCGAAAAGGAACGTTATGGTAAGGTTCTTGGTTTGTTAGGTGAGACGGCTTCTGCTGATCCTATGGGTCGTGTGGAAGCGATGAGGGCTGGTGGAGAATCTGAGGAAGGACGGCAAGCAGCTCTGCTTAATTATTATTCTCAACTTGTTGGAGGCGCTTCTGCTATGGAGAACATGGCTTATGGCTCTATGTACGGTCAGCAGGCTCCTCAAGTTCAAGGTGCTGATGTTGTTAGAGTATTCAACAAGAAGACTCAACAATACCTGACTCGCCCTAGAGCAGAATGGGAGGCATTTCAAGCTTCTGGATTACCTGAAGCTAAAGATTGGACGGAGATTAAATAATGCCCTATGACTTCTCAGTGTATGGGACTAAGGCTCCTGCTAAAGCTCCAGGCAAGGCTAAGAAACCTGAGTACGACTTTTCTGCTTATCAAACCCAGCCCCCAATAGAACCTCCAGGGACTGCTCAGGCTCCTAAGTTCGATTTCTCTGCATATAAAACTCCTGTGGCTCCAACCAATGGTAAGCCAACGGGTGCTAAGCCAACGTTTCCGGCAGAGCGTACCGGCACCGTCCGCCCTATACCTGAACCTCCTCCTTACTACCAACCAGATGATCCGCTTAAGAACGAGATAGCTTATGTAGGGTATGGCTTTGGCTCTGCTGTCGAGAGTGCGTTCAGGGGAGCCATATCTTCAGGGTTTGAGATGTCCAGGTATGGATATCAGAAGATAGAGCAAGTTCAGAACCCTTATGTGCGTAACTTCTTAAAAACTATCTATAAAGCAACTCCCCTTGGGTTCCCGCAACCGGAACGCTTGGACAGTATCATTAAAACTTTAGATCCACTTAGCGGTCGCACGCCATCTCTTATCCCAACATTTCAGGAGTCAGCTATGTATAAGGCGGCTGAGGCCAAGAAGCTTGGGCTGGGTATGCGTGTCTTAAGAGCCGGAGAGAACGCCGCTATAGATGTGGCTGCTTTAATAGGCATGATATATGCGACTAAAGGGTTGGGGCTTCTTAGAGGGACCCCTCAGGCAGCTAAATTGGCTCAGATTGCCCGTCCAACAGTGGCTGGCAAGGGGATCATAGGACAGTTCATTAAGCGTCCCAAGATGATCACACTCTCTACCGGGGAGATGGTCATGCAGAGGGGTAGAGCCCACATGATTCCAGCTATCATGGGCAAGGGTGGAGAGGTTCTCAAAAGCGGTCACGCTGTCCGTCAAGCTATCATCAATAAGGAGATGTTCAAGCAGGCCCTCAATCTTGGTACCTTCATGGCTGTTACGCATTCGGGTACGCCTGAAGAGAGACTGAAGCAGGGCTTCTTTGGGTTTCTTTATGGAGCCACTCCTCCCGTTACAGGCATGGTTCTTGGAAAGCTAGGAGCTACCCTACCTAAGCTAGCTCCCGCTGTTGCCAACCGCATGGCGGCGTATCTTACGGATTTCACATTGAATACTGCTCTTACAACCCAGCTAGCATACAAACATATCCTAGAGCAGAGCAAGGGGCCTGACGGTAGCATCGATTGGAATGAGGCTATTACTCATATTGTTCCTCAAGTAATAACGGACATGGCCTTCTCTTTCCATACGAGGGCTTCTAGTAAAGCAGTCTTGGAAGCTTCTTATGAGAAGATGCTACAGAAGGATCCAAACCTGGCTAAGAAGTATCCTAACGCCGAAGCATGGGAGAAGGGCGAGATTGCCAGGATGGGTGAGATGGAGAAGCTTTCCAAGGTGCTTACGGAGATGGCTGGCATCTCTGGTGAAGCTCCTGTGAGAGGCAAGGGAGGCTTTCAAGGAGAGGTAGCTGAGGGGAAGATAGGTCAGAAAGCTACTATCCGTATCATCGAGTCAGAGCCTACTCCAGGCGTTGAAAGGCTCAAGGTCCAAAGCAAGGCTGCTAAGAGAAAGGCCCTTAGAGCTGTCAAAGAGAAGGCTAAGCAACTGGAGATCCTGCTCCCTTCAGGCAGGAGAGCCCGCCTTGATATAGACCGTATGCCTGAGAGTGTAAGGTTGCAGATTGAGAAGGCTATGGCTGAGCCAGATCCTAACGCAGCAGTCAAACAGGTATACGAGTCTCTTAAAGACACTATTGTTTATATGGGTCGTGGTACCGTTCCGGGTCTTAAGAAGCCTGGTATCGCAGCCGAGGCTCGTGTGTGGATTGGTAGAGACATGCTGCTTGGTAAGCAGTCAACAGTGTCCATCACGGACTTACCGAAGCGACTGGATCTCCATGGGCGTACGCCGCTTGACCTTAACTACCGTGTGGAAGGTTATCCTAAAGCTGAAGGACTGGCTGAACTCCAGGTAAGGGTACAGGCTGAATATAAGAGGGCTCATAAGAATTATCTAATCAAGGATGTTGTTACTCCTCAGAAGGCAGCGGAGGCTAAGGTTGATGTCTGGAGTCGTGAAGCTGCCAGTGGTGTGAAAGCTGAGAGCCCACGGATCAAGAGTAAGATTTCTCCAGAGATTCTTGATTCTCTTCGCCGTGTCATAGCCACAGCCGGTTATGGTAAGGGAAGGACCTTCAAGATAGAGTTCTATGAGGGTGAAACAGCTAAGGAAAAGTTTAATGACGGGATTTCCGCCCACACGTTCTTTGACGGAAAAACCCGCACTGTACGCATACATCGTGAGCTTGCGGAGGCTTTGTATGACGAGTATCACAGCGGTAAGAATCCTGGTGCGTTCCACCAGATAGGGAAAGAGTTCCCTCATCTCTTTAGGTTAAACAAAGAAGAATTCATGAAGTTCGTTACGGCTCATGAGATTGTCCATGCGACTACAGGCTTGGATGCTGGTAAGGATGAACAACTGGTCAACATCCTTGCTTTAGAGATGGCAGGCAAGTACGACTATGCCAGCATGTTGGCCCTGAAATATCATGCTCAAGGTAAGTTCATAGACTACCGCCTGCCTCAAGAAGAGTTCCTGCGTTTAGCCAACCAACCTCTACATACAGGCGTCAGAGAACTGGATCGTATGATGGGATACAAAGACCCTTCCGGTATGGATTCTATAAGAACCGCTGATAAGAAGGATGCGCTTGATGCCCTTGGAGGAACTGAGAAGATCACCATTAATGACTTCTTCCAGTCGAAGCTCAGGGAGGTTATTTATGATCGCATGGCTGCATCTGCTACTCCTGAACAGATACTAGGTCTCTTTAAGAACAATGGAGTTAAAGATTCCGAGATAGAAGGCAACCAGCTTAGAGAGTTCATGGAGGGTAAGGGTAAGATTAGCCGTGACGAACTCCTAGCATGGGTGGATGAGCAGTCTACCCGTCTGGATGTTCAGGAAGAAGCCGTATCTAGACCATCGGTTGTTCCTGAATTTGTTGTTTCCCAACCTAGACGTGGCTATGAAGAACTTGTCTATTGGATGCCTGGGATTAAAGAGGTCTCTTCTGATCGGATGCACTTTGGTGACATAGGTAAGAATCGTACTATTGGTTGGCTCAGGAGCCAGTCCTTTGAAGCTTCTATCAAGGGAGAAACCCAACAAGTTAAGTTTATTGACGAGCTACAAAGCCAACGTAGCCAGATGATCCGTAGGATACGTAAAGGTTTGATTGAGAGTGTAACAGACGAGAAAGAGTTTAAGAAGCTTATTAATAAACTTAGGTTTCGAGTTGTTGATCTAGGTGATCTTCCTGATGGTCGTGTAGATGTGGAGATAGCTGAGCAGCCGTTCGTATATTGGTTCGGTGAAATGGAGCCTGGTGAAGGAGGGATGCGTTTCGGGACGCACCCTGATGCGTATATGAGCCAGGAAGCTATAGATGATGCGAAAGCCGCAGGTTATACCTTTGAGGTGGAGCGTATAACGGATCAAGAGCATCTGTTAACGTTTGCAGATGAGGTTTCTCATGCAGAGAGAGCTGCGTCAGAATACCAGCAGAGAGAGTCTTTATTAAAGTTTCCCTTCGAGAAGTCCTGGCAAGATCTTATATTGAAACGTTATGTTCATAAAGCCGTCATGGAAGGTGCGGATGTTATTGCTTGGACTCATCCTGAAGTGCAAGCTGATCGTGGCATGAAAGAGAATAAAGCGCAGACTATGTATGGTCAGATCATACCTCAGTTCTTCAAGAAGTATTTCAAGTTAGATGTAGAGCATGGGGACCCAGAGGGCTTTGGTTTCGGCAAGGAAAGGATTCTCAAAGATAGAGAAGGCGTAGAATTGCTTGCTGTTCCTGCGGACAACGTCCCCTATGTCCGCCTCACCCCAGCCATCAAAGACAAGATTTTACAGAACAAGCAATACTTCTTCTTCTCTGATCCTCCCGCCAAGGATACCCGCAAGGAACTCAACGATGTCTTGAGACAAAAGCTTAATGCTTCCTCTCCTGAGGGGCTTGATAGACGCTGGCTTTACCTTCCTGACGCTGAAGACTTTACTGTATATGGAAGATGGGCTCAGCATGTTCAAGGCTTGGGTATCAACGGTATGGACTATCAGTCTTGGAGAATGAGTATTGATAAATCAAAAGTCGTCTATATATTCGGCAAGCTTGAAGGGGAAGCCAAGCAGGTATATGACTATGCTCGTAGACAGGGTAAGTATATAATCCTCAACCCAACGGTGAAGAAGGGTGTCGAGCTTCGAGAAGAAGCTAGTGATTTCTATGTCCATGGTGGATCTGAAGCTTGGCTGGAGAAAGTATTCACCATCCCTACCGACAAGCTTGATTATTATAATCCTGAGCATCAAAGGGCGTTTGATGACTTGATGAAGAAGAGCCCTCCAAATACCAGGGAGTGGGGACAAGCCCTGATCAGGCGAATGAGGGCAGACGTGGTAGAGGGTGAGCCTGGGTCTGATACCGAACCCTTGTCTCCTAAAGACAGGATTGATCAGGCATATGAAGATGCCATGGCCCAAGATGTTCCATCCGAGATGGCTAAACCTTTCGTTGATGCTATGTCAAGGTGGAATCAAATTCGTAGAGATGTTGCGAGGACCACTCCAAGGGAGCGTTTAGACGAAGAGCTTCTTAAGACAGACAATGAGAACTATAGAACGGTTGTTGATATCTTAGGGAAGTTTGGTTCTCAGTATCTTGGCATGTTTAAGGAGCCGAGAAGCTTGAAGGGCAAACGCCAGACTTATGGGCTTATCTACGAAGGTATGATGAAGCGCCTCCCAGAAGGCCGTCCAGAGATGCTTGAACACCAGTGGGGTGGGAACATATTTACCGCTAAGATTTTGGCCAGGAAATGGGGCGAGAGTCTACGTGCGGTCAGGAATGATCCTCAGTCAGTGAAGGATGTGGTGAACAAGGAATGGAACGGAAGGTTTCAAGTGCTGCTCGCCCAAGCCAAGCAGTTCAAGTCTCCATTTATAAATGAGATCATAAACGAGAAGAACAACATCCTTGAGTCTATGGCTAGGGTAGACCAACAGCGGTTAAGGGATAGAGAGACCCTCGCTATTGACCAGGAGCCGGATAAGATCGGTGGGCCTCCTATCAAAGCCAACGGTGCTACGAGTATCGAGGGGAGGCATCTTGGTTTCTTATTCAGCACTATTCTAAGAGGGCAGAAGTTCTTCGGTACATTCAACGAGGACAGGTATGTCCGTTGGGTTAAGAAAGTCGTCGGAGGAGACGAGAAGTTCAACAAGCTGTTCCCTCCGATACAGTATGTCGACCCTATTACCCGTGAACGTCTGGTTGGCGGGATCATGAATATCAAGAATGGGTCGGAGCTCTGCAACCTGATTGGCTATAGAGTACAGCATCTCATCATCGAGGAAGTTTGGAAACAGGTACAGAATGACGGGATGAAGGGTGGCCGTAGGGCAATGCAGGAGAGGCTGGATACTTATCTAGGCATCATGTCTCGTGCCTTGCAAGAGCTTCAACATAAGCTTGGCACGCCTATCAACCAATACATACTTACGGAGATAGGAGCCGGTTACCGTTGGGGCAAGACTGCTGAAGAGAAGATGGAGAAGCAGGCTGTACTGGATGACTTCAGGAAGTATGCCATGAAGCTTGTTAAGGATGATGCGGGCAGGCAGCGCATAGAAACCTTGATCCGCAGGATGGATGCCACTGATATCAGAATGCCTGAATTGTTCCTTAAGCTTCTCCCCCCTCACGTGAAGAACATCCTTACGTGGTACAGGGCTTCCATCGAACGTCCTCTACTGGACAGGATGATAAGCTCCGGTCTGCTGGATAACGCTGTCCTTTATAAGAACGTCAAGATGGGATTCGGCCCCAGGTTCTGGGCTCCTCAAGAGTGGGAGAGAGGGTTTGGGAGGACGAGGGAAGCTCTTCTAAGCCAAGAGTTTCAATCTCAGAAGTTTAGAACCTTCAGCCACTTTGCCAAGTCTGTGAGAGAAAACTCCAAGCTACAGATGACCGATGACTTTGCCTGGAACATAGGTCATTACATTGCTGATGCTCAACACCGCATTCATGCTCAGTCGGGTCTCAATGCGATCAGGTTGATTGAGAACCCTAACAAGGTTGTGGCTACCGGCATGAAGAAGGGAGCTAAGTTAGAGAAGCTGTATCTTGTTGATTATGCCGAGAGGTATATGAACAAGTTTGAGGGTGATTCTAGACAGAAGCTATCTAAAGCTCGTGGGCTTCTGTCTGACAACGGTTACGCTCCAGTCAAGCGACATTCAGGTCTAGCCAACAGAGCCAAGGGTGGTTTCTGGCAGCCGTATGCCCACAACAGTATCGCTAAGATCATAGATCAGATGTATCCAGATACCAAGCCTACCAACTGGAAGTATTGGTTCCAGATGAACCAACTCCTCAAACGTGGTGTCATGTGGTCTCCGTATATGTGGATGGTGCAGATAGCGTCCTCACCTATGATGTGGCTTAGTCCTGGCAAGACATGGAAGTACGGTATCAAGCCTCTGCTTACAGGTCATGTTCTTACGAAGGGTTTGAAGATTGGTGCTGACATGATGCAGGGTAAAGAGAATCCGTTTGAGGTATACGAGGCTGAGGGGATCGATGACCGCAAACTTCTTCTCTTTCAACGGTATGGCTTGCGTGGCTTTAGTCCAGAAGATCTCTTAAATACTATGTTCGATACTGTCCGCAAAGAATGGTCTCATCCCAGGCAACGGTCTTTGCTAGAGGATATCAAGAAGACTTTTGGTATGAAAGGCGGCATAGACTCTTATGCTTTCGGTCATTACGTTTCACGGATCATGTACGAGTATGCGGATGCGTTGACTACGAAGATGATGAAGGCAGGTATGCCTATGGAGCTGGCAGCCAAGAGAGCCGTTGACTTTGCTAATGTAACGAGTGGTCTTATCAACCAGAACATCTATGGTGCTGAGAAGAGACTTCTTCAAGGTTTGCTTTTCGCTCGTGACTTTACGATGTCATTTGTAATGCAGACAACAGGAGCGTTGGGTTGGAAGCAGGAGTATTCTACCGAAGGCTGGAGGAGATGGACCAACTCTGTCTTCCATGGGACTGTAAGCAAGGCAGACTTTGAAGCCCTCGTTCCTTATTATAGAGCACACTTGGGCAAGGTGTTCATGTGGAATTTCCTGTTGATCAACCTGATACAGTATGGCTTGTCGTTCTTCAACAAGGACCAGGAAGAGAAAGGTATGTTTGCCTTTGAGAACGAGCCTGGAAGAAGGACTGACATCAAGCTTCCTTGGAAGGACAGGGATGGCAGGTGGATCTATATGAACCTTCTAGCGTTGAGAGAAGCTGACCAGGCATACGATGTTCTCTCTACGTTCCCTGGTTTCAAACAGTTGCTTGGAGGCAGAGGAGCGTTGGCTTGGGGCAGAGGCAAGTTTAATGCGGGCATCAATGTTCTCACAGGTCTTAAGAGCGGGTTTGATTATGCTGGCAATCCTATAACAGGTGACCGGGATGTTGTTTCGGTAATCGAGTTTATCAGAGACTACTCTAAGTACACACTGAACTCAGCGTTACCTTCTGCCTTCAGAGGAGATCTTAAGAAGCCTGGAGGGGACTGGGGATTTCTAAGCAGTCAAGCTATAGGAACACCTCTTGTAAGGGGAAGGGTGCCTGCAGGCGGTGATATGAACAGAGCTATCACTATGCAGAGGGCTTATGCTAGAGAGCAGTATGACAGGCAAAGGACCAAGAACCTGGCTTATCCTATGTCTGGAGCTGAGCTTCTCAAGAAGATGAAGGACTCACCGAACCTTATGATCAATGATGAGGAGGTGCTTAGAAGACTGTTTCGAGAACATGGAGGTGCTTACTACCAGTATCTTATGGACAGGTATCCTTCGTACATCAGACAACAGCAAAGAAAAGCTTTACGCAGAAGGCGTAGACGAGGAGGAGAATAAGTGGAAGAGTTCATTCTGACAGGAATACCGTGGCTGGATAAGGTCATGCCGATGCTGATCACTATCGTCGCCATCGGGTGGAGTATCGAGAAGATCTTGAGACTCATAGATACTCTGCTTCCGAAGGAAGTGACGATTGATAATGACATCGCAGAGTTCTTGGGTAGGATACTTAAGATGCTTGGTGGCATCATCAAAAAAAAAGAATAATCTTCTGGCTGGCATTCTGGATCACGGTTGGGAAGCACGTAAAGGTTACAAGAGAAGGGGGCTTGTTGGTGTTTTCCAGCCGTGAACCTATGTTCAGCCCTGAAGACTGTAGAGTTAACTATGGTGACAAACTGCAAGCATTGTTAGACAAGCATAAGATTGTACATAAGGACGAGCTGGTCAGAGATGAGGATGGTAAGTTTCGTACATGGACCTATGAAGTCGGGGGCTAAAAAATAAAGTTCTTGACAGGTGTATGCTCCTGTAGTACCATGTGTACCATCGAAACAAAGGAGCCTTATGAAGAAAGAGATGGAAGCATGTCCGCAGTTCATTAGTTGTTCCGCACCAGTTTGTCCGCTTTACATTTACCCATCCAAAGATTTCGAGACCCTACCTGGGGAACCTACCTGTAAGATGAAGAAGAGTATCCGTATGAAACTAGGGAAAGATCTGCCCTTGAAGGGCATGACTGTCCGTGAGTACGGTCACTGGAAAGCCATGCAGGGGGTATACCGAGATAGGGAAGAGAGGGGTAAGGTTTTTTCCCCCTAGCTTGGAGGCATAAAACCCCCCTAAAACGGGGTGTCTAGAAAGGAATTAAGACATGAAAGACATAATCACTGGGGTAATGGTCATTGTCGTACTGGTAGCCGTTACCTTGCTAGCTAGCGACTGTATGAAGAAAGAGGAGACAGTATACCAGAAGGTCTGTGATGAGATGGTCTGCAAGCCCAACGAACTGAGAAGATACTGTGAGGCGTTCAATCTCGACCCAGAAGAGATTGCCATGTTTGAGGACACATGGGATGCCTACGAGAAGTGGAACCGGGAGAGAGAGGCCAACGAGGAGGCTATGAAGCGTGCTGATACTCATACTGAGCTTGACACTGCTCAGCCCCTTTGAAGGGAAGACTGACTACGAATGGATATGCGAGGAGCGGGGCTGTGACCCCGAGCTTCTTAGGGAATACTGCGAGGAGACACGCTTCAACCCACGTTATATCCACCAGTCCGAGCTTCACTGGAGGGAGTTCTACGAGTGGAGGAGGGAGAGGATAATGGAGGAGATGATGGAGGAGAGTCGATGAATAAACTTGATAAGAAACTGAGGGATATCTTAGCAGATTATTGTCCTTCTGATTGTAACAATTGGATGAATCATACAGGAGCCATCCTCGCCATCAAGGCCGCTTTTCGAGATGTGATTCCAGAAAAATATGCTTATGAAAATGAAGACACTGTTAGGTTTGGCTACAACCGCTACCACGACAAACTCATAGCGATACTGGAGGGGAAGCATGACTAAGCCGAGGAAGCCGAAGGCGGTGAGGGCGTGGATGTGGCGAGACAAACACGGAGAACACCATTTTACAAGAACACCTTGGTATAACGCCGATCTGATGGATTGGGATTTTGATGCGGTTGAGGTAGAGATTCCATTAAAGCCTATCCATCCGGTGAGGGAAAGGAAACGGGGGAAGTCGGAGGGGAAGGAGTGATTTGTCCTACTTGCCGTGAAGAAGGAAAGAAAAGCTATGTTTATAGTGTAGGAGCGACTACAACTTTGATGTATTGCCAACCCTACTATGACGAGGATGGTCAATATCATCACCATGACAGTAACACCACGACTTACAGCTATCGTTGTTCCAATGGGCATGAGTGGAGGGAGAAAACCTCTGGGAGTTGTTGGTGTGGGTGGATGGCAAAGGAGTGACAAGTTTGAGCGAGAGCGTTAAGTTTGGACATATTGCCGACAAGGAGGATGTCTAGTGTGGATACACTTACCGGATGGGGCTGGTATACGTCCGAGATGGTGCCACGACCTCTTTCCTACTTACAAACGCTACCAGCGGGTAGGATAGGCATGAGTTTGGAAAGATTGCCGATGTGGTGGAATAGGTAGACACGCTGAATATCTGATTGCAGGTCTCGCTGGGAGACAATACCGAGTCAGACGGTCTGGTCTCATATGAGGTGCAAATCTTCATCATCGGCAACCACTTTAGTCGAAGATGAGTCGGAGTAACAAAAGGAGGGTGGGATGAGCGAATGGACGATGGGCTTTGTTGTAGGGACTATCGTGGGGGCTGGTATGGTTATTCTGATGGTGCAGTGGCTTGATTCATAAACCAACCGAGGACATGAGGGATGAACGTTGCACTTACAATAGGCATCTGTATCGGCATGATCTTATCACCAATCGTCTACGGCATCGTCCTGATATTGCGAGGTGAGCGAGGTTACCAACATGACCGATGAAGCGAGGGGGGAAACTATGAACGCTGATATGAAAGGAAAAGATAATGGATACAAATACAGGCAAGGTATACAGCAGTTTAGAAGAAGCCGTAAAAGAGGCAGAGAACCCAAAAAGCGTTATCGAGTTCGATGAAGTTATGTTAGAAAGCAACAAATTGTTAATGGGCACTTTACGCTTTCTCATTAAAGACAACGCTTTTGATACGGAGTTTCTTTTAACAACGATAGTTGAGTATGTATGTAACTCGGCAAGAGATAAGAAAGGATAAGTCCACCCAACCAGACTGTATGCGAGGTGAGAAATGAGCGAGAAGATGGATGACGCTGAGCGTAAAGCGAGGGAGATAGTCAACAAGAATGAGCTTATCAAGGTGAAAGGCACTACCTACATAGTCAAGGATGCCATTGAAGCCGATATCGCCCAAGCCCTCCGCTCCGAATACGCCCGTGGAGTCAAGGACGGACAGAAGGCGGTTGCGGATGCTTTGAGCGTGGTACAGATGGCTTACTCGGATAAGAAACTGGGGGAGGTGGAAGGTGGATGAGGCGATGGAGAAAGCGATGGCAATAGTTTGCAAATACCTTAACTGCTCGGATTGTAATGATAATAAATATCCTGAATGTATGCTTTATGGTAGATGGAAATGCGAAGGCAAATCTCTTGGTGACTCTATCTCTGCCACCCTCCGCTCCAAAGACAGGGAGAGGGTGCAAACTCAACTGGCTGAGAAGGAGAAGGAGATAGAAGATATCGAGAAAGCCAGACAAAGAGCTTGTAATGATGCGACAGGTTTAGCCGTTGAAGTTGACTCCCTCCGCACCCGAATCACCGAGTTGGAGGGGGAGATTCATTGGGTAACAGCAGGGTTGGCAAGAGAGGAACTCGCCCACAAAGACAAGCTGTTAGGGGTGGCGAAGGAGGCGTTAGAGCCATTTGCTCGTAAGTATGATGAATACGATGAACTTGTGCAAGAATGTCTTAAACGCCCAGAGCGAACAGCATGTGAGACTCTCACATTTACGCATACGAGAGACTTCTTTGCAACAGCCAAACACGCACTCAACCAACTGGAGGGGAAAGATGGATGACGATGACTTGAAGGCTGAACTTGAACACGCCGACTACTGCTTTGATCGGGAGCGGGATGAACTCGTTGACCGCATCCGTGAGCTTGAAGCGGAAGTGGAGAAGCAACGAGCCACCATCCAAGTTGCCGCTGATAAGTTGGCGATTGTTGGGGAGACACGAGGTGCCTTGTTTGCCACCCTCACTCTTGCGAAGGAGACTCTGGAGCCCTGTAGACGCTTTCTCCACGCTCATATTGAAGGTTCTTATACAGAGATTGATACTGCTGTATTGTATGACACTATTAAATCCGCCCTCGCCTCCATCAAGACGGCGTTGGGGGAGAAATGAAAGCAACACTATCGGGGAAATGGTCTGGGGATAAAGTGGTCGAGTTGGTAAACGCCTGTATGAAAACATACAAGAATGTGAAGGTGTATGCCACAATCAACATGTTTAAACCCGTCATCATTATTGAAGCTGAGGAGGAAAAGGACACCCATGACCACTAAGGAAACCGTCAAAGACTTGATTATCAACGCCTTAGAAACAGATGGAGCACACCATAAACAATGGTATCTGGAACGGATACTTGAGGCTCTTGGATTTGACCTCAAGACTGTGAAGGAAGAAGAAAACAAGAATGATTATGATTGGGAAGAAGGGATTGCTCCATGACCACTAAGCCGAGTCTGGACATCCGAGCGAAACTGAAAGGGGAAGCATGATTCTAAAGATCAGCCACAACTCAGCTAGCACCTATAGAGGCTGCCCTAAGAAGTATTATTGGTCTTATATACAGGGCTTGAAGCCTAAGAAGAAAGCTATCTCTCTTACTGTAGGAGGTATAGTACACGAAGGGTTTGATAAGTTCTACCACGGGACATCTGATAACGATGTCCTTCTTCATATTCAGAAGAGGTTTGATGATGATATTGCGAAAGCGACCGTAGATGAACAAGAGGATCTACGGGTAGGCAAGTACATAGCCGAGGGTATGTGGATGTATTATCCTTGGAAGAACGTGAAGGAGTGGGATCAACATTTTCCAGAGAAGGAGTTTGATATACCGTTTCCGGGTCTTCGTGGAGTCAGGCTGGTAGGGAGGGTAGATGGTCTTGTTAAGAAGAATGGCAACTGGTGGGTCAGGGAGTTCAAGACTACTGGATTAACCCCACGGCAGTTTGAAGGGAGATGCAAGACCTCGGCTCAGGTTACAGGGTATGTATATGCTATGAGGGAGCTTGGGTATGCGGTTCAAGGGGTGCTGTTTGATGCGATCAAGAAGCCTCTGTTACGTAAGCGTAAGACCGATACCGTAGACGACTACGGCAAGCGGATCATAGAGGACTACAAGGCAGATGCATCCTTACCAGAGAAGGATAGGAAGTGTTACTCAAGACCCACGTCTTACCGTAAAGACTCTGATCTCAGGTTGTTTCATGACGACATGGCTGAGATGGTCAGGGATATACGCAGGCGTAGACGGTCTAATGTTTGGTGGAGGAACCAGGACTACTGCTGGTCGTTCAACAGCGAGTGTCCTTACGAGAAGATATGCTTCATGGATAGCCCTGACCCGCTAACTATGCAGGTATACTTCGATAAGAAACAATAGGAGGAGATATGGCAGACGTGAATTGGATCATGGTTATACCTATGATCTTTAACTTGTTCTTAGGACCGGCAGGTATATTGATATCCTTGTCCTATGTACTGTGGCTCGTAGTTGCGAGGATGATAGGATGAAGATCAACGACTTCGCAAAAGAAGTAACCTTGTCAGTAGGAAGGCGTAGGAAGATTAGAGAAGTGAATATCTGCCAGGTGCTTGAGATATTCAGAGACATGAACATACGTACCAAGGGTGCGTTGTATGGAATCATACGAATGTATAGGGGGAGGAAGTAATGCCAAGAGGAAAGAAGGAAGAAGAAATGAAGGAAGATTATAGTGAGCATATGGAGAAGGCGGTTCCTAGAGCCAACCCAATGCTAGAGACTATCATTGAACACCAGTGTAAGACCCTAGACAAGCTAGACAAGCTGATGGAGAAGACCGATGCGTGTCTGGATGCGAGTAAGGAGCTTGTGAAGGCTGTGGGTAAAGCGACTGAAGAGATGGGATTGAAGAGAAAGGCAGGTAGCTTTTAATGGACTTCACCAAGGTAGGTAACAAGATAGATAGGGGTATAGCTATCTTAGTTTACTCTGACCCTGGGAAGGGAAAGACCACATGTTCAGCCACCCTGCCACCCGGAGAGACCTTGTTCGTGAACGTTGAGGCCGGACTTGGCCCTCTCCTTGGGACTGGGCATGTGGTATTTCCTGCCGTTGGGTACGATCCTGATTGGTTAGTGGACGTTGATAAGCTATACGAGATCCTGCGGACTACCGAGCATCCTTTTAAGTATGTGGTCTTTGATAACATCTCTGAGTATGAGCAGAAGGTTATCCTAGGGCTTACAGAAAAGAGGGGCAAGGAAACCCCTGAGCTGAGAGAGTATGGTGACTCGTCTTATAGAGTACGGGAGATTATAAGACTATATAGAGACCTCGTACTTAAAGGCATCACTGTTGTCTTCAATGCATGGGAGTTTCCCCTGGACATCAAGAACGATCAGGGAGGGATTATTACCAAGACCTTCCCTAAGCTAGGCAAGAAGATAGCCCCTGAGATATGTGGGATCGTTGATGTGGTAGCCAGGCTGGAAGTACACGAGAAGAGTGGCAGGCGTTGGCTTAGGCTTGGGCCATCGGATCAGTACATTACGAAGACCCAGTTCAAAGGGCTAGAGAGTGGGGAGCCTGCGGACATGCCTGCGCTCTTAGAGAAGATATACTCGTACGACTACGGGGATGCATTAGAAGAGACGGTAGAGGCAGAGGTAGGTAAGCTGAAAGGAGGAAAGAAAAAGTGAGTCTAGACTACCAACTTACACATCCTTTAAGGAGCAGTATGTGTCTAGCTTCAGTTCTTAGACCGCTCATTAAGTATGATGAGCCTTATAAGATAAAGAAAGATAAGTTCGGTAACTATACAGTATGGACATCGGGGAATCATAGGATAAAAGAAACACCAAGAGGGAGGAAGAAGGTATGGCAGTCATAGATTGGGAGAAGGAAGGTAAGAGTAAGTATGATACGTATCCTACTGGTACGTATAAGGTAGAGATAACGGGGTGGGAAAAGACGGTGGCTCAGAACGAGAAGAAGACACCACAGGTACGGTGGTTTGGGGAGATTAAGGAACCTGCACAGTACAAGGGCAAGTCTATAGTGGACCACACGGCTCTTACTGAGAAGGCTTTATGGCGTATAGCAACGCTTGTAAAGGCAGCAGGGATTGACCTGAGTGTGTTACCTAAGATGGATACAGAGTCTCCTATGTTTAAGAACCTGTTGGATAAGGTGGTGCATAGGCGTATGTATTGGTTGGTGCAGTATGATGAACAGTATAAGAACAACAAGGTTGAGGATTATATCCCTGATGAGGATCAGCCGAAGTTGTCAGCGGAGGTGGATGCAGACGATCCTTCGTGTCCGTTCTGAGTAAGTAGGAATAGAAAGTCGGGATAGTATCGGGATAGTATCGGGACAGTGTCATGCAGGGATTTTACAAAGAAAGAAAAGAAAGTAACAAAGAAAAGAAAGAAAGCATCGAGGAGGCTACTTTCTTTTATCTACTATGTTAGCATACATGCTATACATATATACATGTATGCTTACTAGTAGTATGTACTGTGGATAACCTGTTTGACCAACAATACAACTACTTTGTGGATAAGTTGTGGATAACCTGTGAAGTACTTCAAACATGATGTTGGGGCGCAGAGAGACTTAAAACTTAGATTAGTTCTTAGGGAGTTTGGGCCAGAAGGTGTAGGTATATACTGGATGTTGGTTGAAATGTTGGCAGATGAAAGATTACTCTCTATTAACATGAAGAAGATGCCAGTAGAGATGATGGCAGACGAGCTGAGGATTACTGCGGAGCGGTTGAGGACGGTGTTACACTATATGCTTGAGATAAATTTGTTCTCCAAAGACTCTTGGGAGAATGATGTTTTATACTCGCCTGCCTTAGAGACTAGGGTTGATGAGTATACCCAGAGGACTATAAAGAAAAAGGGTGGGAGTGTTCCGCCTCAAGAGTTGCCAGTAGTACATGAGTTTATAGAGTATTGGAATAAGAGCGGGATGCTAGGAATAAGCAAGATTACCCCCGAGAGAAGGGCAAAGCTACTGACTAGGCTCAAGTCTGAGCACTTCAGAGATACTTGGAGGACAGCTGTAGACCGCTTGAGTAAATCATCGTGGATGAATGGTAGGAACGAGAAGGGTTTTAGGGTTTCAGTGGAGTGGTTTATTAATAATGATACTAACTATGTGAAAGCTTTGGAGGGTAAGTACGATGACCGAACCAAAGAAGACAGATTCAGCAAGTATTAACCCTCAGTGGAAAGGTCATACGCTAGCCTCGCATGGGGTGCAGGTTAGCAAGAAGCGGTACAGGTACAAGATCGTAGGAGGGAAGTTGATAGAGGAAGACCTAATCACTGGGGTTGTCAGACCGTACAGGGAGCATACAAGTGGAGATAAACTGGGCAGCTGAGGGGGTAGATACTAGAGTTGTAAAGAGGTGTGGTGAGTTGAGGAAGGCTGAGCTTAAACCAGAGCTGTTGGAGTTGGAGCTGGCTAGGTTGTCGTTGGAGTTCTTGGAGGAGTTCCACTATGAAGAGCCTCCCGATGTCCCTAAGACATTGGAGCAATTCCATAGGGACAAGGACTCGGATGAGTGGTACAAGAAGACACCGCAGGAGAAGACGGATATAATCAAGCGTATCTTCGATAAGCAGGTTGTCAAAGACTACTTCGAGAAGTGTGGGCATGTAGCGGCCAGGAATCTATCCAACGTTAAAGCGTTGGAGGGGTTCATCTTTAGTTTTATGAAGGCAGAGGACAAGGTTAGTGGTATGAAGGTGTGGAAGGTGTACCAAGAGTACCCAAACGTCTTATCGTATACGGGGGAGAAGGTTGTCTGGAGGAAGATACGTGACTTTCGCAAGAGGCTTCAGCAAAGAGGTTAAGGAGGAGATATATGAAGCGCAGTCTGGTGTGTGCGGTACTAGCGGTTGTCTCAATGGCGTTACTGACTATCATCATAAGCTTGCCAATACCAAAGGGAATAGACGATTATATCCGTATCTCATTGGGTCTGTTTTTAATTGCGTTGGCTTGTGTAGGTCTTGCCATACTAATCTTAGTCACTTGCATCGAGTGTCTCCATCGCTCGCAAATGTATACGAACATGCGCTTGAATCCGCCTCCGCAGTCTCAACTTGCTACTCCCGTGTCAGCAGCTAGTCTTCAAAGTCTTCAAGGCTTGATGCCTATGCAGCCGACCAGTAGGGTTTATTTAGAGATGTTGGAGAAACTTAAGAGTCCTGAAGCGAAGAAAGCTAAGACAGAAGACCCGTTAAGAGAGGCTATAGAAAAAGCAGTAGAGGAGAATACAAATGGCTACAACCACAGGTAATTGTAGTTGGTACTATCTTGATCCAGCTCAGATGGATATACCAGGTGCGTTATGGATAGCAAATGGGACGACAACGACTGGAACATGGACGACAGGGCAGGCACAACAGATGTCTGATATACCTGGTATGCAGCAGTACGCACCTGATACCCGTGATGAACTGCAACGTACCATAGATGAGGAGGTTAAGAAGCTTAATGGCACATAATAATGCGAAGCCTTATAGACATAAGACTTACAGCCAGGGGTTTACTATTAGTAAAGAGCTTATCGCTGAGACTCCTGGGTGGAGAAAGAAGAAGACAAAGGAATTTATCAAGAAGCACCCTAAGCCTATGGACCCGGTACGGGAAGCTATCGAGAGAGAGGTTAAACTACTACGATGAGTACATCATGGAAGGAGGCGGAGCGAGAGGTGGCAGACTTCTTTGGAGGGACTCGCAGGGTGCGTATCTCCTACAGCGAGGAGATAGGAGACATTATACATCCTCGTCTGTCTATTGAGGTTAAGTATGGGAAGTGTATACCCAAGTACCTGCGGGTAAAGGACCCAACGGTTCTATCTACTGGAGATGACAAGCTTTACTACCTGATTCCATCTATGGAGCTGGACAGGTTGGGGATAATTGAGCCTTCATGTAACAAGTTGGCGGGGCTTGCTTACAGGATAATGCAGAAGAAGAAGTGCGTGTTTTTAGATAAGGCTATGAAGCAGGCGACGAGATATAACCCAACGCTTATACCGTTGGTTTGTGTTAAGGCCAAGGGTATGAAAGGGTTTGTAGCTATATGGGGGGAGGATTACAGTGGAACTATTGACAGTTAAACAGTTTGCAGAGTGGGTTAGGTTAAACCCTGTGACTGTATATAGATTGGTTAAAGACAACAAGATACCATATACAAAAGTGGGTGGTCAGATACGTATCATTATGGATCTAGTGGAGGAGCAATGGCTAGCCCACTGGAGGTGAAGAAATGGTCCGCAATAAGTCTGTGGAAATGTATTACTGCGTCAACCCCACGCACCCTACAACATATGTCTTTGCTGGGAAGACTTGTCCGGTGTGTAACTGGAAGGGCGAGAAGGATAGGAGAGTAGATGGACATTCAGATAACGTTAACGTACAAAGGCGGAAGAAAACATCTGATGAGAGTGTATCGAGCTGACGAATGGGGTATGAGGAGGGCCTGCCGTTGGCTTGTGTGCATGTTCAGGAAAGTTCAGGCTCAAGAGGTTGTGGATGCCGCTGAGAAGATCAAGGATGGTGAGGAATGACAATACTAACTTGGATAGTTGGGACAGGTATCATAATAACTATAGGTATTCTTATTATGGGTGGCCTATATATACTTGGGTTAAGAGAGATTTATCAAAGTAAACGGAGTATCTTTAACAAGAAGACAAGAGACAAGATTGCGAGGAAGGTTAAATGAACAAAGAAGAGCTAGCCGTTGGGTTCATCATCGCGGGAGCCTGGATTGTGTTTTTAAAGGCTTGGTTATACTTAGCCTTTCCATTGGTTGCTTTCTTGTGGGCTCTAGGTGGTTCTGAGGACAAGAGTTACAGACGGTATGGTGTGCCGGGTGTATTAATAGGTTGTATACTACTAGCTGGAGGTTGGAATACCTGGCTACTGGCATCAGCCGTTGGGTTAATCGCAGTGCTCTCTATGGGTTACGGGATCCCAACATGGGATCAGAACAACGTTAACATAGATGAAGGTAGCTTCTTAGGTCGTATATGTTACAAGCTGGTGGGTGGTAAACCTGCTTACTGGGATACGAATTCACAAGAGAAGGCAACAATGTTATGTCGTGGGTTCGTTGGAGCCCTGATAGCGTTGGCGTTGGTACCTCTAGCATGGGTCAGCCTCGGTGGTTGGATATTCGGGGCGATTACATGCGCCATCGGTTATCCGCTCGTGGTGAAGATCGTTGAGTGAACGCAATCGTAAGCTTATAGAAGGTGATGGGTGGATGAGTATCTTCATAAGTGGAGACCATGTCTACCAAGACGGTAGGAAGGTAGACTGTCTCAACTTTGAAGGTGTTCTCTATGATGTGGGTGACCGACCTAAGGATGTGGAGCTACATTTGAGGAAGAGAGGTAGGAAGGCTAGGTCATGGGACTAAAAAAGGGGGAGAACCTACCGGGAATCCCGGTAATTCCCCCCCCCTCCTCTTTTCTTTTGAGTTAATAGAACTTAGAGGCTCTTTAACTCTTGCTTCAACTTGGCGATCTTCTTCTTAATGATCGTTGCCTTTCGACAGCTCTCAGTAGGCCTAAGAACAAGCCTCTTTTTCTCTCTCCAGATAGGGACTTCTCTTCCCTTGTAGAGATTAGTGATCTGCCTCTTCGATAGATAGAGAACCCCGTCCTCTATTACCATGCGACCCATGTGCATCACCTCCCTTGTTTAGATTTTTCTCTTGCAATACGTCTTAATTTATTTCTGGTTGTTCGCTCTCTCTGTCTGGCGTACTTACCAGACTTCTTATTACGAGCAAGCGTTTCATCTTCTTTGAACCTTTGCTCATTGGAGCACCTTCTTAACCTTATGAAGGAATATAAGTGTTGGAATGGCGAATGTAACCGCAAAGAAGTGAACTCCCGGTTCCACTCTTTCAACCAAACACATGTATGAGTTGGATATTGCTCCAATGTACAACCAGACTATCGAGTACCACCATAGGAACTTCATTATCTACCTCCTTTCAGGTATTGGATTTCCTCTTCTACTACTCTTTTTAACGGGTCGATGAAGTATAATTCCCACTCAGCTTGTCTTTCCCAACGGTTCTTTTTTAGTACGAAGCCTTCGTTCGCAGACATGAAGCCGCATTTATCGTATTCCTGCATACCAGGAACCGACTTGACTGTATCTGCTTGACGGTGGTCGTTTTTCAATCGAACATGGTCTCCAGCTTTAAACAAGCTTGATCCTCCCTGTTGCCTTGGGCTTGGGCATTGGTACGTCATCTGGCTTACCTTCTTGTAGGTGCTGAAAGGCTTTCTCTTCTTTAAATACACCGATCTCTAGCCCCCATTTACCATTGATCTCAACGGCTCTGACATAACCGTCACTGGCTACGAACCCTCTACTTGCAGGGCAGAACTCACCTCTTGCAACCTGCTTGGTCTGGCGTAGATAATCCCATAGCTTATACATCTGGGATTGGTTACGCTTGACCGCTCTCTGCCTGTCGATGTCCTTCTTCATCCCATCATCATCCGCATAGACTTCATAATATGCAGAGATAATATAGTTATCCGTATAGTTGGCTTCAGGCTGGTAGCCTTCTATCGTGAACTGTTTGGTCTGACTCAGCTCGGATACCTCTTGATCTCCTGCGAAGAATGACAACTCATCCTTCCCATACTGCTGTCCTTGGTCATCTACCCACGCTTTCTGGGTAGACCCCTGACCCAACACCTTGCCTTGATACAGAGTCTTGTACTTGACCTCCGTACCAGTCGAAGTCTTGGCTACGATCTCTGGCTTCTTTGCCTTGGCGAGATTGTCATATCTGGCATTGAAACCAATGTCACTTCCGTTTGTTATGTTTAGCTTGTAGCTTGACACGTTTCCTCCTTGCTCTTCCGAATTGTTTCGGGTTGATCTCAAAGATATAGTGCCCACCACGCCTTGATTGTTCCCAACAGAATATCCAGAAGAACGTCCTTTCGAGTTCTGCAATCTGTTCCTCGTGACCAGACCATCCTCCTGTACTGTAATACAACTTCACCACAATTCTATCAAAGTCATCACAGTGAAGCGCATAATCGAAACCGAAGAAACTTCCCCATCGGTGGTTATCCTCAAGGATATTAAGAAGTCTCTTTAGATTCTTGAGCGACATGTGGAACTTGGGACCTCCGATACGCCACTTTCTTATCTCTCTGAGACATTCTGCTGTTGGATATCCATCACTTCTCTTTTTCATGCTTCTCCTCCTTCGCTACTGCATGCACCCTCTGGCCCACTCACTGGTCCACTCGTGCTTGCTTCTACGCAAGCACTCGCCACCCACATCAAGCGGTGTGGGTTGTCTGCTCGCATGGCACATCTCCATGCCATGCTCGCCCGTTCGCTCGCCAACGGGTGCACCGCATCCGCTCAGTCGTCCAAGCATGTCATGTGAGGACATGAGACATTAATCCTCAAGGGTTACCATAATAGCCTCCAATAAGATCTGGTCAGCAGTCTCTTTAGCCAGGATGTTCATGTCTCCACAGATTTCAGTAACGAATGTCCCAGTTACTTCTGCTCCTACTCCTACGACCATTACTCTTACATCGTGACCATGCTTGATGATTCTGTCTTGTACCGCTTCTACTTCTCTCTTATGTACATCTCCATCAGTGAATACGATAACGATCCTCTTGCCATCTAGTTCTGGATCATTAACAAGCTCATCATGCACTACAGCAAACGCGCTTTCTAGATTGGTTCCTCCTGATGTCCTGAGATACTCCTTCTCCCAGTTCTCTTTGCTTAATGGATGATAGTTTCCAGTAAAGCCAGCGATAGACCAGTCTACGCTTAGTCCTTCCAACTGTTCTAACTCTGCGAGGATCTTAACAAGCTCCTTGGCGCATCCACATACTGCACTTTTCCTGCTCTTACCATCCAGAAGAGCTGTGTCCATTGATCCTGAGCCATCTAACAAGAGCTTGATTCTGCTCTTCTTCTTACGGATTATTTGTTCTTCATGGAACAGCTCGTCTATATCACCTGTCAGATATGCTGGAAGATTATCCGTGTTGAGATCTTCTCCCATTGGGATGCGTCTGACCTCTTTGATATTGAGCATTGCTTTGAATCTCTCTCTGGTAAGCTCCTGCAGGGCTACCTCTCCCATCTCAGCGTTACCGACCGTTGTTCCCTCTCCTGGTTTGAGCCCAAACACTTGCTTTGCGTTTGGTTTAAGATCGCTTAGATCTGTGGTACCGAGGGTCCCCTTGCCTCCACACACCTTACAGGAGGTGCCGTTGGTGTCTTTGCCTGTACCATTACAGGCTGGACAGGGGTGTGCATCCCCTCCCGTGGCAGACAAGGGGACTTTCGGCAACTTATCTAGGCCAAAGATCTTCATTAATTCTTCAATCTTATCTTTCAAGCCACCCCAGTTTTCCATCTCAATATCATCGATTGCCATCTCTACTTTGTGGTGGATGTTGTGCTTATCTGCGAACTCTTCTGCCTCCCTGTCCTTGATGTGACCTTCTCTTAACCCTTCAAGTTCATAGATTGTATTGACGAGCACCTTCTTGTGGAGAGGGACTTCCTCCATCTTAACTTTCTTTCGATGCTCTACATCATAGGCTACGCCACGCTTATAGAACTCGTGGATATTGGGCAACAGTTGGAAGTTATGCCTATCGATTCTTACGTCTTCGATGGCATTCAGTACACCATGCGCTATCTGGTTATCTTGAGTAACCTCTTTGACAGGGATGCCTCCCGTATACCTTACATGCCCTGCTTCATGCATGAGATGTGACAGGCTGGCAAACGCATCCTTCTCTTCTACATTGCTGGGTAAGATAATGTGCTTGGTCTGCATGTCCACGCATGGGGTGACATCTGGTTTGAACTCAACCGTCACCCCTGTCGTTCTTCCAATCCACTTGGCTAGGATCTCGTATGTTTTGGCATTCACTTGCTACCATTCTCCTGCGGTTGGACTGCCCATTCATAATAGGTAATGCCCTTCCAAGGCTTACCGTTCTTGAACCCTTTGTGTACACTGATGTTCCCGCCTGGTGCAGGGATATCAATAGCCATCCTGGTCTTGCCCTCTTCGAGCCATGTTAAGAACTTGTCCCTCTCGATGTTGATACGGAACACGTCCTTGTTCTTCTTGGTTGTGGTAAGGAATGCCCTCGGCATCCTCGGTCTTGCATATTGCTGACTCATATATCTCCCTTTCTAAGTCATTAACTCTTTCCAAATCGCCTGCGCAATCCTAAGGAAACTCTCCTTAGCTTTGGGTTGGGATACAGCTTCAAGGATACTAGACAAGCCATCCTCTAGGGCATCTTTCAGTGGCAACCCTGCCACCCACAAGTCGATCACGTTGTTTAACTGCCTGATTGATATATCTATCGGTAACTGTACTCTGTCGATGGTCTCGATGATGGAGAAATAATACTTGGAAAACTTCTCGCTATCATCCTCAGCTATCTCTGGGTACCTGGCTTTGATTGCTCTCTTGATCTGAGGCTTTGTGAACTCAGGATAAGTGAGATAAGTACATCGTCCTAGGAAATTACTAGGCTTGACCACGCCACCGATATACTTGGCACTCTTTGGATTCTGAGCGAACCCGATCCTGCAATCAATGTGTAGCTGATAGACCTTTCCATTTCCGTTGTTAGCGTCCTTGATATACAGCTCTCTATTCTGCAAGAGGGCATGGAAATCAAATGTGTTCGCATTACTGACAGCATTGATCTCATCGAACAGGATGACAGACGGACATTGGGTTGCCTTTACGAACAACGCTTCTTGGAACACAACGCTTCCATTGATGATGGTCTTGTCACCATACAGTTTGGTCAACCTGAAGTCTTCATATCCAGAGAACAAGAAGAATGGAAGCTGATTCTTATACGCATAATACATATGGCTCCAAGTCTTCCCGGTCCCTTGCTTTCCTTGGGTTAGCGGATATTTGCCTATGTTGTATGCGACAGCCAGCCTCTTATCGATATCTCTTTCGATATAGTTATCGAACTCCTCCTTCTTTGGGATATACGTCTTCATGTCTTCTGGGATCTCAAACTGCTTGGAGGCTGAACTTTCATTGATGTTGGCTCTTGTAGTTTGAGACTCTTCTGATTTCTCGGTTGGTTTACCTCCCCCGACTGTGGCTCCGCTCAATGGATCTCCCATTTCTAGGAACCTCCCTCTTATTGTAGATTCATCGAGATCAATGTTATGTCTCTTCTTGACCTCTTCTTTGATCATCCAAGCTCTGACTTGCTTGGAATCTTTCTTGAGGAACTCTCTGATCTCTCTCAGTTCTTCGTTGCTTACCGCACTCTTCATTACACCTCCTTGTTCGTTGAATATCTCATTGCATCTAAGACATAGTTCTCCGCTTCGAGTACAGGTGCTATATCCATCTCCATTGTAGTAAGGCTTACCTGCACAAATCGTCATGCTTTTCCCCGATATACTGGATGCCTTAGACCACCTTGAGACATGAATCCTTGGTGTTCGATCTTCACCCTCATTCCTATCTTCAGATGGATCTTGTCCTTGTTGCAGACCTTGACTCCTACGGCCTTTCCTGTCGAGCCGGGACCAAACGGAACGAACACTTCTATCCTTTCTTTCGTTGGATCAATGTTCCATACTTGATACACATTCTCATCCTTCTTCTTGAGCTTGACCCAATGGCAAGGACCGTACTGGAGATGAGAGTCTAGAGACTTGACTACTGTGCCTTCATAACCTTGGTTACAAGCCTTCTTGAAGTGACCTAGAGCTTCTGCTTTTGATCTAACAACCTTTCCTATCGATGATATTGGGAACTCACGACGCATGATTTCAAGCCTCGTGATCAACGGTTCACGCTTAAGAGATATGCCGTTAAGCGTTTCAATATCGAATGGAACGAACTTTAATGCGTCTGAATGTTTGTTCTTTAGAAGCTCGGTTAACTCACCTGTAAGACCGTTATAGTAGATTAGTTCTCCTAGTATCACATACCTAAGGTGAGAAGATTCGTTAAACAGCCATCGTGTAAGCTCGAAGTCTTCTCTCTTCTTACCATACTTGTTGAGAAGATATGGTTTCTCACCCCACGGCTTGATGAGCTGGTTATACTCCCCATCAAACTTAGGCTCCGCCCATGCTGGATAATGTAGACTATCCAGATTTCCCCTCAGCTCGGGGAACTGTGCCTTCTGGTTCGTGTTCGTAATCTTCATCTTCTTCTCTTTCCGGGTCTAATTCCCTGAAACATCTACCGCACCATTGAAAATACTCTTCTTCAAAGTAATCATACATGATCTCGTTGCTACCGCAGTGTGGACATTCCATAGATTACTTCCCTCCTAGTTCTAGGCAGACATATTTAATGACCTCTTCTAATGTCATGTTTGTCATATCTGGGCTGTTGATTCTTACAAACATTTTTCTATTGAAGTTGATGCTGTATTTATTGTCTTCTGGATGGATGTTCATGCCTCGGTTGAGTTTATCAGCTTCTTCTTCGGTTAGCCTGAAGCGAACCCCTACAACGTGTTTCCCATTATGCCAATGCCTAATTTCTGGCCCATCGCACACTTCTAAAACATCGCCTTTGTGGAAGAGTATATCTTTATTCATTGCTTAAGCATTATCTTTAGATTTATACAGACGGAGTCGATAACTGCCTCTATTGACGTTGGTTCATCATGGTATATATACAAATCAATACATCCTTGGGCACCCATTCTATAAATGTTCTCATAACCATCAGACCAACGAACTCTTACCCATCCCTCTGTGAGCTCTCCCTCTTTTTCTGGTAATGGAACGATGATGCCTTTTCCCTGACTATCTTGGTCACCCCATATCCAGTTAGGGCCTCTTGATACGACTTTGCCTATAAGCTTGTTAAGGTCTTCCCGTTTCACGTATCCATTCCTCTCTTAAGTACATACCGTAGGCGATGTCATAATCCGTATCCTCTGAGAGCCAACGGTTGATCGTGTCCACACATTCGTCTGGTTCTTCTACTTGATATATCCCCCGGAGTAGTTGCCATTGCTCATAGACCATCTTGGGGTTGAAGAGGACATCTTTCTCACTGGGATGCTGGAAATGGTCAAGCTTAACAAACTCCTTCAGCTTGCGATCTCCTTCATCCTCGCAATACTGCTCGAATGCCAACTCTTGTTCCGGTTCAAGGCTCATTGTTGCCACTCCTTCTCCATGCGGATGATGTCTTCCTGCGTTAACGGTTTGCCAAAGATGCTGTCTTGACATGCTTGGCACATTCCTGACATCTCATGCTCTCTTATAGAAAGTGGGTCTCTTAGCTTCTCCACTTCTACATATTCAAAGCAACTCGGACATCTTCCTTCTTCCACGAACTTGGTGAATCCTTCAAGACCCAGTTGTTTCATTAGCTCGACGTTCATTGTGGCCCCCTTAGTTTTTCTACTTCTTTATTTATAACATGAGCGAGTTCATACTCCTCACCAGCCGCTATAAGGGTTAGGTTAGATTCATGTACGTATGAGTTGATTCCGTCAGACCAGATTATCTCCCAATCAAACTCTGTGTAATTTAGTAATTTACTTTTTACTATCGCCGCCTGCCCTTGATGAGCTATATAGTCGCCCCAGTGGTAATAACGAAGAAGCTTAACGGTATCACCCACATTGAATTTAGTCATCATAGCTCCTTGACTTGAACGTTCCCGAACTTCTCAAGCCATCTGATGAGACGGTTGATATGTTGAGCTCTGAAGACCTTGAAGATTGGGGCTGTATTTGTGATGACACCTCTTAAGTCTGTGAAGACGGCTCCAGTCATCTTCTTGCTTGATACCCAATAGAAATGCTCATAGAGTAGAGTTTTCATGGTGACCTCATTCTTAAGCGAGTACGCCTGCCTCACAGCGAAGCGGGGCAGGCGCACGGAGCTATTATTCTGCTGGACGATATGCGTTGATATCGTCCATATAACTTTGACCGTAGTATGTTCGATTCGGTGTGAAATCATGGTCTTTCTTATGACCAGTTCCGAATGAACACCAACATCCGTTGACGCACATCATCATTACGAGCATCCACAGAGTAAGCGAGATCGCAACGATGCTTGCTTTTAGCGTGTTTCTCATGGCTACATCCTCCTTGTTTTACGTTTGCCATGCTGTTGTTAGACCAAATCCTTTACTTGATCACAAGTAAGAGACGGGTCTAATATCTTGGCCAGCTTATTAGCCAGCATATTGATTTCAATGGGTTCTGGCATTCTGTTCAGCAACAGCTTCTCTGTCATCATGAGCATGATGCTTGCGACACGAGCACAACCAGCTTCACTCTCACAACCTTTGCAGTTCTCGTGAGAGCTTCTGTATAGCTCACAGTATTTAGAGCCTTGATATACAGCGAAGCCTGCTATCTTGACGAGATCAATCGTGTTGTCTTTCATGTCTCTTTCTCCTGTCTATTTCAACTTCTGTGTTAACGATGTCATCAACTATCGAGCGGATCATGTCTCTATCTTCTTGTATTTTCACAATGTATCTTCGATCAAGCATGTCATAGAGGTTGTCTCTCTCTTTGTAGAGCTGATCGATGCTGGCATTGGTTAGCCATGTGTCTCTGTCCACGATTAATGCTCCTTTTTAAAAATGGTGGACACGGCAGAGTTTCGTATGATGAGACTCTAGTCTCAATCCTACCGTTGGTTACTCTGCTACGGTATCCTCGTGTCTATGATTCTTAATAACTTTGACGAGAGAATGATTGTCATTCCATTCATCGTCAAATTCTTCTGCATGATCTTCTTGAAACTGTTCAAAGCTACGCTTCTTAGTTACTTCAGGTGCTCCCTTGTCATAAACAATATTAATGAAGTCTTGATGTCCTTGCTCAACATCAATATCAGCTCTTGGCTCATCCCATCTCGCAATACATCCATCAGCCGTAAGCTTATAGCTACCAGACTCTTCATCGAATGCGAATCTATCTTTGCGATTCATCGGTTAGCACCTCCGATATTAATATTAATCAAAATATAGGGGGCTTATTCAGCCCCCTATACTTTTATTGCTGTTTCGCCTTACGGACATCGACCAATCGAACTCCGCACTCAAGGGCGAGATCGGCAACAGTGGAATCCCACTGATCAACCTTTTTGGTCTTGTCAAAGGTCGTCAAGGAATATTCGTCACCACTCTGTTTCTTGATTCCCCGAATCACAACAAGATTATCGAGGAGCGACGTCACACGAGCGAGGTGCTTTTCCAATTCCTCGACTCGGTCTTGCAGTTCATGTGCCATGGGGCACCTCCTTTGTTTGACCAAGGCTCGCAAGTGCCAGCAAATGCGAAAGCTCCGAGGGACGAGGACAAGCGAGTCTGCGAGACTTGCCGACAAAAAAGCGAGATCTAGAGCTTTTTTGGCGGGCGACAGCATTTGCGGGACACGCAGTCGAGCCCAAACAAAGGAGGGGACACATGGACACATGAGATGCAAGAACGAGGCGAGCTATTGAAAAGCACCGAAGACTCGTGTGACGGCGAGCCTCCTATCTTGTATCTCTATAAGGGGAATCATATAAGAGTGGTGACTATTCATTGAGATACTTAATGAGACCAAAAAGTATAAGTGGGATTCCTATACCGATCTCGTATAAGTGCGGAGCTATTGGATGATAGAGATTAGGCGAAACAGTATAAAGTATGGGGCTGAATGAGTCTCCTTATTGGATTATATATTTATACTCTAAGCTCCCCACCGAGCCCACCTTCTGCTTCGTCGCGGACGTGCCCG